ACTCTGGTGTTAACAGTGATGGTGAGTTGTTTGTTGGTAACCAGGTTATCAACCCAGTTACAGGTCAGATCACAAACGAAGATATTGCACAACTGAATGTGTTGGGTGAAGAAGACACAACTATCGAGACATTCTCCGAGTTGGTGTTGACTGATAAACTAACCGTTATCGGTGGTGCATCTAACCAGTTGGAATCTGTATTCTCTGGTCCTGTTACCTTCCAGAAGAAAGTAACATCACAGGAGAATGTGCAGTCACTGGTATTTACATTCTCCAATGATGATGGCACCACATTGAAGCAACAATTCCTCGCTGAGGAATTAGGCACTGGTTTGCCTGATGTTGACGCTGGTGGTGCATATGCAGACGGTGATATCTGTTACAACGTTGATTGGGAACCAGGACAAGCACTTGGTTGGATCTATGACGCTGGTGACTGGTATAAGTTTGGATTGAGTGATACTACACCAATTACATCCCAGAGATATAATGGCGTCACTCATTATGGTATCGGTGAAGCACCTGACGCTAACAATAGATTCAGGATTACTGGTAACGTAGCAGTTACTGGTGACATTGATGTGACTGGTAAATATGGTTGTGCTGATAAGTATGCACTTGCAACTGGCATAACTAATAGTAATAATGGTGTTGTTTACAATGGAGATGCAACAACAACAAGTTTCGCTGTGTCCGCAGGACACACAGCATACTCTCTGCTGGTATTCTTGAATGGTGTTTGTCAGGTGCCTGGTGTTGATTACACCGTGACATCTAACAGTGTTGACTTTAGTATTTCTTCACCACCTGGTAATGGTGATGTGATTCAAATTCGTGAATTGGTTATCTAAAAATAAATAACAGTAAACGAGGGTTCACATGGCAACTCAGATTATTGGCAATCAGATTAATCAGGTTACTCGTGCCATCATGGAGGCACTTCAGGTAACTGAGCAGATCAACCTGCCTAATCTTAACCAAACACAGATCAATGCCCTAGGCACACCTGCATACGGCACACTGGTGTATAACAGCACCGAAGATATGGCACAGATATATCTTCAGGATGCTGCACAAGGTGTACCTGGTTGGGATGATGTTGGTGGCGGTGGTCCCTCTGTTGGTGAAGAGTCAATTATTAGGACTAATGGTCCTCAAATTCAACAAAACATTACTGTTGGTCCTGTTGCTAACGGTGGTGCAGAATTTACTAACGGATTCTCTGCAGGTCCGATTCAGATTGATAACGGATATACTGTAACAGTTGAAAATGGAGCACGATGGACTATCATCGGTGGTGAGGAAAACGACCTCTCTGAAGGTACTCCAGTCCAAGTGAAGTATGCTCAGACAGAACCACTGAGATATACTATTAGATCCCAAAATATTAGTGATGGCGCAATTCCTGGTTTAGAAATTAATATTCAACCTACACACACCGACTCTAAGATTTTGTTGATTGCTAATGTTATGTCAACTGGTCAACACGTCTCCAGTTTTGGATTCATGAGACAAATTGCTGGTGGTGGTCAAGTAACTCTCGAACCATCGGGACATCCTGGTAACAACAGTAATACTGGCAATGGTCGTATTGCTACTTGGTATCGTGGTCATGACACGCAAGGTCACATCTATGCACATACTGTGATGTATATGGATATGCCAGCAACTCAAAATATGTGCTCATATGTTGTGGGTGGCACAGCATCTTGGGGTGGAAGTATCAGAGATCTCTACATTAATGATAGAGATAGTAATGATATGAGAGGTATTTCTTCGTTTATTGCCATGGAGGTAAGATGAGATTGGATTATAGTGATGAGATTAAAACACAGGCGATTGTACGTGTGTGTGGAGATCACTCTTTTACAATGACAGAAGGTGATTTGACTACGATTAAATTCGCAGATCCACATATCCGCGTCCCATCTGCATCACGTCTTGAAGCAATGTGTGAGGTCATTGCTCGTGAAAAACGACTTGAGAAGAAACTACCACCTCCTCCTGTAACAATGGATCTCCTAGAAATGATCTGGGAAGATATTCATGCAGGGAAACTAAATAAGGAAGGTAGTTTTTACAATGTACTTAAACCTTACATTGATAAATAATCGGGAGAGAAAACTAAAAAATGGCACAACTAAAACTTGGAGCGATTAAAGATCTAAGCGGCGTGAGTGGTTTTACATTCACTGCTGGAGGTGTGTCTGCTAACGGTGCTTTGGTCGTAACAGACCTTGTTATTGATGGAAGTGTTTCTGGTTCTGCCGTGGGCACATATGTGGTGCCAAGTGTAAGCGGACAGGCAAATAGATTTCTGACTAACGACGGCAGTAGCATGAGTTGGGCAGAAGTTGCAACCTCTGCTGGTGTTAGATCCATGTCGGTCTATACTGGCAACAATACATGGAACAAACCTTCAGGTACTAGATCTATTCTAGTAACTGTAACTGGTGCTGGAGGTGGTGGATCAGGATTCCATGAAGGTGGTGGTGCTGGTGGCACATCACAAAGACATATTGATGTGACTAACATTAACTCAGTTAGCGTTACAGTCGGATCACCTGGTGGCGGTGCTTACTACAACGGATGTGGTGGTAATGGTAACGCTTCTTCTTTTGGTAGTTACTTGTCTGCTAACGGTGGTATTGGTGGTAACTGCTCACAGCAACACGCTGGAGGATTGGGTGGTCATGGATCAGGTGGCACACTAAATATCCATGGTGGTGGTAACGGAGGTCACGGATCTCACCACTCTTATGGTTGTGGTGTTTCTGCATCTAGTTACTGGGGTGGTGGACAACCTTCCTGTCATCATAGAAATCATCACTACGCTCATTCCCATGAATCATATGCTGCATGGGGTGCAGGTGGTGGCGGCGCTGAATTCGGTTATCGTGGAGCACGCGGTAGAGAAGGAGTCGTTGTTGTCCTTGAGTATTATTGATAAATAACTAAAAAGTAAGTCTCATGAGTATTCTTAAAACCAGTAATATCTATGATCTTACGGGCGTCTCGGGTTTCTCCTTCTCTGGAGGCGGCGTCACAGTGGAGGGTACTCTTACGGTCTCTACTTTGACGGTTAATGGTGCTATTGTTGGACAATCTTCTTACGTTTTGCCCTCACAGTCAGGTAGCAATGGTAAGTTTCTATCCAATGATGGTACTAAGTTACAATGGAAGGACTTAAGTGTTGAGTCTGGCATTAGATCAATGTCAGTCTATACTGGTGGTAACACATGGAATAAACCCAACGGTGTTGGCACTATTCACGTTTTGGTTACTGGTGCTGGCGGCGGTGGATCTGGATTCGGTGAATCTGGTGGTGCTGGTGGTCACTCAGAGAAAGTAATTAACGTAGCAAATATTAACTCTGTAGGTATTACAGTTGGATCACCTGGCGGTGGTGCATACTATAATGGTTGCGGTGGTAATGGTAACGCATCAAGTTTTGGATCGTATCTATCAGCAAACGGCGGTGTTGGTGGCAACTGCTCACAACAGCACGCTGGTGGACTCGGTGGACATGGATCTGGCGGTGAATTAAACATCCACGGTGGTGGAGGATCTGGACACGGATCTTATCACTCCTATGGTCGTCACTATCCTGGTCCCTCATTCTGGGGTGGCGGACAACCTGGTTGTCATCACAGAAACCATCACTATGCACACTCTCATGAATCGTATGCTGCATGGGGCGCTGGCGGTGGTGGTGCTGAGTTTGGTTATAGAGGTGCCCGAGGTCGTGAGGGTATTGTTGTTGTATACGAGTATTACGGCGATTAATCAATGAGTATCCTTAAAATTAACCACGTTAAAGACCTTAGCGGTATTGGTGGTTTCCAACTAGAAGCGGCAAACATTACCACAAATGGTACACTGAGAGTTACTGATCTCGCTATTAATGGTGTGGTCAATGGCACGGCGTCTAGTATTATTCCAGCGCTGCCTGGTAGTAATTACTATCTAACTACAAATGGTAGTAGTTTGAGTTGGCAGGAAGTTTCTTCATCTGGTGGATTCAAATCCATGCAGGTATGGACAGGTAATGGCACATGGAGCAAACCTCAAGGAATTAGATCTATCCTTGTTAAAGTTGTTGGTGCTGGTGGCGGGGGATCAGGATATACTGAAGCAGGTGGTGCTGGTGGACATGGTGAAGTTATCGTTGATGTTAATAATGTAAATAGTGTTGGCGTTACTGTTGGATCACCAGGTGGTGGCGCATATTATAATGGTTGTGGTGGTAATGGTAATGCATCATCATTTGGTGGATATGTATCTGCTAATGGTGGTACAGGTGCTAATTGTCATAACCAATATGCTGGTGGATTTGGTGGACATGGATCTGGTGGTAACCTCAACGCACATGGTGGAGGTGGCACAGGTCACGGATCTCACTATTCTTATGGTAATATGATGGGCGGTGCATCCTATATGGGTGGATCTCAACCTGGTTGTCATCATAGAAATCATCATTATGCACACTCTCACGAGAGTTATGCTGCATGGGGTGCTGGTGGTAACGGAGCAGAGTTCGGTTATCGCGGTGCACGCGGTAGAGAGGGTGTGGTAGTTGTCTATGAATATGCTTGATAAATAACTAAAGGAAACTTTTACGACAATGACTAAAAGAGCAATCGTTAACGGCGAAACTGGGGCACTGAGTGATATCTGTGATCCTGGGGACGAGTTTGAGATCTATTCAGGACCTGATGCCACTCAGAAGTGGTGTGATGTGCCTGATGATACCACTTATGAGCACACCATGATCAATGGTAAGATCTGGCATCGTAGAGATCTAGAGGATAAGCAATTCACTGCTACAACTGAGCGTGTACTTGCCTATGGTCCTATGGGTGAGCAGATGGACATGATGTATAAAGATCAAGTAGACGGTGGTACCCGTTGGAAAGATCATATTGCTAAGGTTAAAGCAAACCTTGTTGCACCATCATCCGTTGATGCATATGATAATGACCCCAAAAAGGTCCAACAGTATGGTAGGATGGCATGGGAAGCATATGATGAAGCATATGAAATGCCTGGCGATCGTATGAGAGAAGCACAGGTAAGAATGATCCGTAACTTCGCAGCACAACCAGAAGCAAACAAAGAGTAATTAGTATTATTTCGTTATGAAGGTAGAGTCAATTTGTATCGTTGGCGGTGGATCTGCTGGTTGGATGTCAGCAGCACTACTCGCAAAGCAGTTTCCTGATATTGAAATTGCTCTAGTTGAATCTGATAAAAAACCCACTATTGGTGTGGGTGAAAGTACGTTGGGGCACTTCAATCGTTACCTCCTCCACATGGAGTTAGAGGATGAAGATTGGATGCCCCATTGTAATGCAACGTACAAAACATCCATTGCATTTAGAAACTTTAAGCACGGTAAGGGTGAGAGATTCCAGTATCCATTTGGTGGACTAGCATATCAAGAACCATATAGGACTGACATTCAGAGATTCTATGAGTTGCAGATCCTGCATCCCGAGTTATATCCTGATGATGAGTTTGCTCGCTTTTGGAATCCATCAACATTGCTGACTGAGCAACAGAAGATTGCTAACACAGGCATCGATGGTATGATGTGGGACCATAATAACGACAGCGCATATCACTTTGATGCTGAGTTGTTTGGTATCTATTTGAAAGAGCATCATTGTCAACGTGTCCAGCATGTGGTTGGTCATGTGGATCATGTTGTTAAGACTGAAGATGGATATATTAAAGCGATTGTAACTGCTGAGGGTAGTTACATCGAAGCGGACATGTATATTGACTGCACAGGATTTAAGTCACTACTCCTTGAAGGATTCATGGGTAGTGAGTGGGAATCATTCAAAGATGTGCTATTCAATGATAGAGCAGTAGCAACACAGATTCCATACAAGAATCGTGAAACTGAAATGGATACCTATACTGATTGTGATGCACAGTCAGCAGGGTGGGTATGGAATATCCCGTTGTGGAATCGTGTTGGCACGGGATATGTTTACTCATCTGATTACATCAATGAGTGTGAAGCAGAGCAAGAATTTAGACAGTATTTGAGTGAGCGATATTCGCCCGAGATTGCCCAAAATGCTGAAATGCGTCACATTAAGATCAAGCATGGTAAGCATAAAGAGGCATGGGTTAAGAATGTTGTGGGTATTGGATTGTCCTATGGTTTCCTAGAACCATTGGAATCTACTGGTCTCATGACTACACATGAGAATATTCTATTCTTTGCTAATGCACTGGCACGTCGCAATGGTCTACTGACTGATGTTGATCGTAAGTCTTTCAACTTCACAGTGGATAAGGTGCTGGAGAATATGAAACTATTCGTTGCTCAGCATTATTATCTGACACAACGTCAAGATAATAAGTATTGGCGTGATGTTACCAACATTGAGTTGGGACATGGTGAGTGGAGATTGGGGACAGAATATTCTACGCTTCAGTCTAAGCAGGAATACTATAACCTACTTGACAGAGCAACAAATAAATTCTATGATGGTGACACCTTTGGTGGTTTGCTGTATATCTCAGCAGGTCAAGGTTACCGACCTATATCTTCGTGGGACTTCAAAGTAAGATGTAAGAATGTCCCAATGCATTATGGTCAAGTAACTGGCACTCATGAGTGGTATCAGAAGGAAAAGCAAAGACTGTTGGATATCATTGAAGATATGCCTACACATTATGAATATCTAAGGGATCGTATTTATGGCAAAGAAACCGTGGATTAGATTCTACTCAATCGAGAAGGGTTTATCACAAAGATTCCCGTGGATTGCATCGCGTAAGTTGTCGCGACCGTGGAGAGTTAAGGCACAGAAAGAGTTATCTAAGGATCCAACTACCCGTTGTCCAGCATTAAAACTGCAACGCATGGTGCAGATGTCTAAGGTAACTAATCAACCCACTATCTTTCCAATGCACGCGGCAACTTGCCCAGCATTGACAGGTGTAATGGATAGTGGTTTTATAATGACTGCTGCATATGATTTCGTTATCTCCATGGAAAATGGAGAAATGTTTTTCATGTCTAAAGGTGAAAGAATTCATTTACATTCACCTGAGCAGACTGATGGTATGCGTGAGTTTATTAGTGACAAACCCATTCACCCTGTTGTAATTAAGTTACAACAACCATGGAGAGTCCATGCACATAAAGATGTATGCTTCTTGCAGTTGCCAGTAACATATCATAAAGAGGAGCGATTCTCTGTTGCTACTGGTATTGCAGATCCTACATATTCATATGAGATCAATTTACAACTCTTTTGGCATATGCTAGAGGATGGACAATATCTCATTGAAGCGGGCACACCACTCGCACAGTGGATACCTATCCACAGAGATTATCTCAATCCGAGTAACTTCAACGTTGAGATAGAAGATGCAAATGATGACGATTATGTTGCTGAGGATTATTGGCAATATCATATGAGAAACACGTTTGCAGAATTACAACCACTAAAAGTGAGAAAGAAAATACACCAATTCATTGTCTCACTAAATAAAAACAGCAAGAGGTTTGAGTAATCATGTCTGACAACACTTTGGGTAACCTTGAATCGACATCGCGTAATGTCAAGGAAATCACAGAATATGACATCGACAAGGTGGCAGGAGTTGAGACCACCGAAGAAGTCAGGGAAAAACTTGAAGCAACTAAAATTGAAGAAGGTGTGCTAATCACCTACGATCAACTGGTTGTTAATTTCCTACAACAATATGAAGATGCTAAAGAGGATCTTCTCAAGATGCAGTCTGCACTTGATAACCTGCACTACACATCTACAGTGACTAAGATTTCACTGAAAGAGATGCAGGATAAGAAAGATTTTATGCATCAACTCCACGGTGCTATTGAAGCGCTGTATCTTTATCAGAAGCATGTTGATCCCAACGTGACTGATAAACCATGGACATTTGAAGACCCTGAATATGATGAAACCACAATCACTGCCGACCCCACCACACAGGAAGGTTGATCTACTATTTCCCACACCATTATGGACATTTGATGGGTGTGGGTTAGATACAAAAGAAATTACAGATTTCTGTTATGTAATTAAGGACGAAGGTCCTGGTAGAAAGGTAAGTAATATCGGTGACAATGCATATCAGTCACTAGATTTTATGCCCTCCATCCTACCCCGTACGCCCCTGTATGCCCTCTATAATAAGATTATGGAGTGTGCATACTCTGCTGCCGATGAATGGGGTTTCCAAGGGTATAAACTAGACATGGGTAATCTCTGGATTAATATCAATGGGAGAGCAGCATCTAACATGGTGCACACTCATCCTGGTTGTATATTGTCTGGAGTTTATTATGCTAAACTACCATCATGTTGTGAGGGTAGTCTCGTGTTATGTGATACCTATGAGAGACAACATATGAAACAGTATTGGGCGGATAAAGGTAATATCAATAAGTATGATGATCTGAATAAGGATGAGCATGTTGTTTTCCCTAAGGAAGATAGTATGCATATATTTCCTGCATGGGTGCCACATTATGTGGATCCAAATATGAATCCTGATGGTGATGATCGTATTAGTATCAGTTTCAACCTCAGAGTGAGACAGTTTCGATGAATTATATCCAGTTAGATGATGTTGTAGCACCGACATCTTACGCACGACTCCATGCACTTGTTACAGGTGTAGAATTTCCATGGTTTTTTCATGCTAAGGATGTAACTTATCAAACTAATGGTGAATTTACATTTGGTGGACAAGATCTATTCGAACCTCCCAAAGAGTATAGATTGCCTGGTTTTTTTCATGCTGTTATTAAGACTGATCAAGGTCCAGTTTCGCCCTACTTTGCCCTAATTGAAACAGCAGTGCTCAATTCTATTCAAGATAGATTGGGTGTTGAATGTCAATTCTTCCGTGCAATTTGGAGATTGACATTAAATGCTGGTGACAGAGATGGACACACCACAGCACATGTTGATCATGATGATGATCACTACACTGCAATATATTATTTGAATGATTGCTCAGGTGATACTGTATTGTTTGATCAATACGATGACCCTAAAGACTTCGGTGGTAATGTAAGTGAGCGATGGTTAAAAGGTAGGAAACAACCTTATACTATTAACAGGAGACAGACACCTAAAGCAAATAGTGCTATTATATTTGATGGTCATCAATATCATGCTGGCACACCTCCACAGGGTGACGATGCATGGAGAATAGTGTTAAACATAAACTTTAAGACACATGAGCATATCTTTCCTGCCACATCAACTTAGAGACACCAAAGAGTGGGATGTCGATGACAAACCACACATGTGGGAGGGTATCGCTAAAGATATTGGTGATGTTTTATCATGGGATAAAGTAGAGTATTGTCTCAACAATCCTCAATTCTTCCGTATCAATCTACCTCATAATAATATCCCTCATTATTATAGAAACTGGGGAGACAAAGAAGTACCTGATCCCAAAGATATATTTGAAGCAGTTAACAATGGTAGGACATTTATCATTGAAAACTATTCATGGTGTGATAAGACTAGCAGACAATTAATGGATGCATTTGAAGCAGTGTTTCCATCATGTCAGGGTGAAATGCATGTGTATGGTGGCACATCAACTCATCAAAGTTTCCCTATTCATCAAGACTTAGCGAATAACTTTATTATTCAGTGTGAAGGTGAAACTCACTGGACTGTATATAATGATAGGGCAAGCAATCTACTCTCACATCGTGAGACTATGGATGCAAAACTCAGCGAAAAATTGCTCACAGTTGCCATCGATTGCACTCTTAAAAAAGGTGATGTGCTCTACATCCCTGCTAGATGTTATCATCGAGCACAACCAGACTCGCGTCGTCTCTCACTCAGTGTCCCGATGATGCATTTATGTCAATCAAAACCATACGATAGAAAGTATTATGAATTACGAAAGACTTAATCCCTATGCATATGTGTTTAAGTCTAAAAGTATGATCGACTTTGAGACTGTTAAACCTAGAGTATTAGCATACCTAGATTATGCAAACACACAGCATCAAACATCACTAGAGAAAGATGGCGGTCGATCTTCAGTGCACTTGAGTGTAACTGACCCTCCACATGCTTGGGATGAATTCACACCTTTTAGAGAAAAGATGTTTGAAGTATGTGATGAAGTATGGAAGGAATGGAAGTTACAACCGTGTATCAAACAAGTAAAAGGATCATGGATTAATGAGCATCCACAGGGTGCATGGACTGATTCACATCATCACCACGGATGTCATTTAGTGGTGTCATGGTATATGAAACAACCTAAAGATAGTGGTCGGTTAATGATACAAAACCCACTCACACCATACAAGATGAGCGAACCTACTGATGTTTTGTATGATGCTATGGGTATGGATTGGATCCCCATTGATACTGAAGAAGGTGACTTCTTAGTATTTCCAGGTTGGTTAAAACATAAAACAGAAGTCAACAATTCCTCAGAAATGCGTTATATTATGAGTGTCAACATAAGTGCATATCGCTTCTATGGTGAAAATGAAATGCCATTTCAACACAATAGAGTGACATAACGTTGACGATACCACCCAAACCCGCTTAAATAGTAATGCCACGTTGCAAAGAGGGAGGCATGTCCATTTGGAAAACTCAGATCCTCGCTAATAGCGAGAAATCTCTCGTTAAACATGCATTGTTTTTATATCAAAAGCAAATGTATGACAAAATCGGAGAGTTATCACCTGCTCAGAGGGTAACACTCCAATCTATCGTCGAAAAGTTATCCTTAACCACATGACCACACCTTTACTTATCGGGGAATCAGTCCCCAAAGAAGTGAAAAACATCCTCAAATCACTTGAGGTAGGACAAAGAGCACGGATTGGATCTGTTGAAGGTTTTATTGAATTTGTCAGTGATGAATACATCACTGTTTGTGTTTCAACTAAACCCAATCCCAAAGGATCTAGACAACCAATGAATAAATGTTGTGTTTGTGTTTATCCATATCAATGGGACGATCTAGAGATAGAAGACGAGCACTTCTATGACCACAAAGCATTCAGGGGCAAAACTAATGACCATCCTGGAAATGAAATGCTACCTGATATAGACGATAGGTAAACTGTCACAGGGGGTTGAGACACCCCCTTTTTTTGTGTATAATAGGTGCAACGACACGAAAAGCATTGATCACTCTCCGTCCCCACCAGTCCCGAGCACTCGACGCTATGTGTGCCACTGGTCACGGTCAGGTGATCGTCCCGACTGGTGGTGGTAAAACCATCATCATGATCGAGCACGCTAAGCACCTGCTCAACCAAGGTCCTAAGACTATTGTTGTGGTTGCACCTCGCATTCTTCTCGCTAATCAACTTAGCGAAGAATTCATGCAGTTTATCCCTACAACATGGACACACGTTGCACACTGCCACAGCGGTGAAACACACCATTTCAGCACCACTAAGAGCGACAAACTTGCTCTCTTCAATAATACTGCACGAGCAGCAAGTGAGTCTTGCATTATCTTCACGACGTATCATTCTTTGCGTCGTGTTGTAGATAGTGGCATCGATGTAGATGCTATTTACTTCGATGAAGCACACAATGCTTGCACTAAGCACTTCTTCGTAAGTGTTGCTGCTATGAGTATGATTGCAGATAAGAAGTATTTCTTCACTGCTACACCTCGTGTCAGCAATAAGCATGACCGTGGTATGAATAACCGTGAGATCTTCGGTCCAGTGATTGAGAATGTCCCTGCACCCGAGTTGATCAAAGGCGGTCACATTCTTCGTCCTACTATTGTCCCTTTCGAGACTGATTACACTGTAGACAAGAAACAACCCCATCTGGTCCACTCTACTACAGTGCAGGATATCATCGACAACCTCGATGAATCACATGCTGCTAAAGTGTTGGTTGCCGTGCCATCTTCTCGTGTGCTTGGCAACATCCTCGGACATACTGATCTACTCTTTCAACTGAAAGATCGTGGTTATGATGTCCTCCACGTTACCTCTAAATTTGGAGCATATGTCAACGACCAGAAAGTCAACCGTGAAAAGTTTTTTGAAACCCTCAATGCGTGGGGTAAAGAAGATGACAGAAAATTCGTCATCTTTCATTACAGCATCCTTTCGGAAGGTATCAACGTTGCTGGTCTCACTCACACGATTCTCTTGCGAAATCTTAACGTCGTCGAGATGGCACAAACTATCGGAAGGGTTATCCGACTTGATAAGCGCGATGCCGCTGGTATTGCGAGCGGTGATATTTCTCCTTGCTCTTGGAGTTGCTATCACAAACCCACTGGTTACGTTAGTGTGCCTGTCCATAGCAATCATGGTGCCGCAGTTATCAAAAGACTGCAAAGAGTGACTGATGAGATCTTTGTGAAGGGCGTCCCTGCTACTGCCCTCGTGTGACAATCCACAAGGTGCACACTAATTGTTGTGCACCTATTTTTGTTGGGTTATATTATATACATAACACACAAGGCACATGACAAACACACAACTCTCCGACGCTCTCTTCAGAATCATCCCTAAAGCAGTTAACCTCACCACACAGCGCGTTTCTAAAATGCTTGCTATTGGTAGTGGTGGCACAAAACCTGACCTTGATTCATTCTTCGGTGAAGATAACACAGTTGACAAGACTAAGTTTCTTGCTAACATCTTCAATCCTGCACTTGAGAATGCAGCACAAGAGTTAGGTGTTGATTACATTACTGAGGAAACTGTTGGATATGATGCTATACTATTAGGAGAAGAGATCGAGAATAAGATGTCTCTAGGATCTAGCACATCTTCATTCGCTACTGGTAACAATCACAGTAAGACTAAAGTTGATAAGATCTTTTGTGTGAAACTCATGCAGGATGGTAACAACTTCCCTCAGATCTTCGCTTGCATTGTTGACCTATCTCTCGCACAAAATCCTAAGACAGGATGGACAGATTCAGTTACTAAGACTGGTAAGAATAACAATGGATTCTCAACTCTCAGAGTCCACAATGAGGATCTAATCTGCATCACTCCGATCTATGGTAAAGTAAGAAGGACTCAGAAATTCATTCACACTGTATATGAAACTCTCGCTTGATGATACATATCTCATGAGTTGTATCGATGGGATGCAACTTATGGATGAGGAGAGTGTTGACTTAGTTGTCACCTCTCCTCCTTATGATGACTTGAGGACATACAATGATTCCAGTAAGTGGGATCACAATGTGTTTATGCAGGTTGCTGATAACCTCACCCGCGTATTGAAGAAGGGTGGGGTTATTATGTGGAATGTGAATGACGCTACGATTAAAGGTAGTGAGTCTGGATCTTCTTTCCGTCAGTGTCTATATTTCATGGATAAGTGTGGTCTACGACTACACGATACTATGATATATGAGAAGACTGGCACAGCATTCGCGTCAGGTCCTAAGAGTGTAAGATATACTCAAATCTTTGAGTATTGTTTCATACTCTCTAAGGGTAAACCCAAGACTATTAATCTTATTCAAGATAAGAAGAATGCATGGGCAGGTTACACCAGTTTTGGCAATGCTAAGACTCGAAAGAAGGATGGCACAATGCATGATCCTAATCGAAAGAGTAATGTCATCCGTGAATATGGTGTAAGGACTAACATTTGGAAGATCAAAAACTCAGGTGGTTTTGGTCAATCATCCAAAGCAAGTTACAAACATCCTGCCACAATGCCTGAGGAATTGGCAAGGGGTCACATTCAAACATGGTCAAATCCAAATGATTTAGTTTTAGATCCTTTTATGGGTGCTGGCACCACTGCACAGGTTGCACTTGAGGAGAAAAGACATTTTATTGGATTTGAGATTGATGAAATGTATCATGGCATGTGTGTTGAGCGTGTGCTACCATTTAAGGACAATCTAATCACTCGTTTACAATGATTCACGAAGTGCCTGAGGGTTACTCACATTATAGTTGTGAGCAATTTAACAAAACATATGATCGTGTGTGGTTACATCACTCACGAGAATACATATATTCAGAGGGTGCAGAAGTCAAAACAGTATGGGGATTTATCAAGCGTAAAACTGGTGCAATTCATTCACCAATAAATGCTAAAAAGGTCGGTAAGATCATCGATCCCGATCAAACTACGCCCTACACTGCTATGCCACGCCCTAAAGTTAGTCCACTCATGCTATTGTGTGATTATGATTAAAGATCGTGCGATCGTGACCCCTAAGACCCCTAAGGCAAGGCAAATTCTAACAAATCACTTAAATAACAAGAGTGAGGTTAGACTTGAGGCATATAAGATGCGATCAGGCATTAAAAGGTGCTTCGTCAGTGCTATCGACAACCCAGACTTTTGGTTTTGGGTAGATAAGGACTGGGATGAAGACTGGGACATTTACATTATTAATGATGACAATACCAAGTTTCACACAGACATCGGACGCCCCATATGACCGTCACTGGTATAAAGTATGGTGCACTGATAACTCAGTTAAAATACTACACTCCTATCAAGAAGTGCAAGAAGTGTGGTGGAATTTTAAGCACTTCCTATCACATGTAGAGGTCATTGATGCCAAACGAAACAAACAATCAGGATCAGGATTCGGGTGATGGGTTAGACATCACAGTTGACGATAATGGCAATGTTACTATAGAATGGGATCACAATGACCCTAGATGGTCAATGTTTAATGGATGGAAGTCAGAAGACTTTCTTCAATTAATTAGTGACGGAATTACCAAATACGATTTAAGACACGAATTGAATCATGATGACATCTAACGCTATTAGCGATTTTAATATCAATAATGACCAAACTGGCACTATTGAGAAACACCACGAAAATTTGAAAACATGCAAATCTGCATTTTGTGATATTCTTTATGAATTCCTTGATGAAGGTGTGCTAACTCCTGGAGAAACTGTTTCATGCTTCCGTGATGCATTGCAAATGATTGTGGATAATCATCAACAGTCATTGAATAACAGTAAAGCAGCACTGGAATTGATCTCTCAAATTAGTAAGAATGAAGATCAATGATGGTGAAGAAGGGAAGAAGGCATCTAAAGAATTGAATGATGCAATGTGGTCAATAAGGAAATTATATGACCCAGAGAATATCAATTCACTCGAAGATTCACTAGATGACACACTCTCAAAATTCAACAAACTATCAGAAACCCTGCGAAGATCCGCTGAAGTGTCAGGACTGGCAAAACGCAAACTTAAAAATCCTAGACAGAGTGATGGCAAATTATTCTAATGATATGCCAATGGCAGAAGTGCACACTCAGGAGGGCGGATCTGCCCCTTAGCGCCTATTATAGGTGCATAGCAAACAAACCCAGTGACTTTTCCGATTCTTTCTCGCATGATTCACTCAAAGAAAACTATCACTGACATCATGAAAACTTGTGATGGCATTGATACATTGACACGAGAAGAAAAGTTTCAAGTATTCTGCAAAGTATGTGACAACATGCTAGATGAAGGTAGAATCACTAAAGTAAATCACACTCGCTGGACTACTATTTTTTGATTATGAGCACATTACACCACGAATCCATTCTTGAAACCATCTATGATGAAATTTGTGAAGAATTTCCTGAATTGAATGATGATGCCAAGTTTGAATTAACACGTCAACGTTTTGAGGATCAGTGTCAATGAGAATCGCACTCGCTTTTATTGTTGTTATTCTTGGCGCTAACATCGGTTTATCTGTTGTTAACAAATTTCAAGAGATCCAAGACGTTAAACTAGAGCGTCTTTGCAACATTGATGAATCTTACTGCTCACCACAATGACATACGAAGAAAATCGTAAACAATCACTCGATGAAGTAATTCAAGAGTATATTGAAGACGAAAAATGTGGTCCAGATCTTTTAGTTAAAGATATTTTGGACACACTAACAACAATCCGTGAGTATCATGAAACACAGGCACGAAAGTGTGATGTTGTATACATGAAACTTAATGGTATCCTGAGAGGGTTTGGGACAGTCGCGGAAGTGCCCACTAACGCCCCCAAAGCACCTTGATTGGTGCAATACTATAAGAGTCAAAGAAAGCAACGCATTTCATGCAACTCACTTCCAAAGGTGCAAACATGGTTGTCGATTTCTACCCCGTGAAATATCACGACGGTGAGATCAGCACCCGTTACATTCTGAAGACTGTTACATTCATGGGCAAATCTCAGTCCAAGCGTTACATTCTCAAGAAAGATTTCCGTCGTGAAGTATACTCCCGTGTGGAGGGTTATGGTTACGAAGTGACCGATTTTCACACTTATCCGCAACTCTTCAATTCTGCAATGTCTCTTGCCTGCTGATGTCAACTGAATTCAGTCTCATTCTTACTGGCATTCTCACTGTTGCTGGTATTATTCTATTCTTCAAAGCGGTTTATCGATGACACCTGACACTTACAGTTTTGCAGGTGATGCAGTCACAATCCTTGGATTTATTGGTGTTGCATCAACTGGAATTATTCTATTCACAGCATTCACACGTTATTTCAATTCACCATTGAGGAAGTAAAAATGTCATTTTCTCAGGAAGACTCAAAGAAAATCGCAAATGCATATTGCGATTATCAAATAGAGCATATGGATTATGACCAATTATCTGATCTCGCTAAAGACCTATTAATGCAAACTTATTCACATTTAGACTACGAAGAAATTAAAGCAGAGATACAAGATCTCTACGATGATGACGTGTTAGAAACTGTAGTCAACAATGCGAAGATCTCACGGTCTCCAGTGAAAGATTTTTATGAAGAAGTGCTAGACTTTTATCGTAATCCACTTAATCAAACTTTCGTCCAAAACTAATGCCTAACTACGAAACATCCGATCAACAACACTCGATTGACAACATGAGTGACACTTTAATGATCGCATTGCAACGGAATGCTGATAACAGTAATTTCCAGGAAATGAAAGCAATTTATGAAGAATGGGTTGTTGATGGTCGTGATCCTGAAGATGGCATTTATCAATTTATCTTTGTCCCTAATCTAACCTTATAAATGAAAAAATTGTCCAAACAAGATAGAATTCTACTTGCTATTAAACAAGTTGAAAGTGTGACCGAATTGTGTGAAAGTTTGGACTATACCTATTACTTAACTCAAAGTTGCTCATTGAGACAACTTCCTTACGAATTGCAGAGACAATTAAGTCTTCTACAATCACATGAAGATGACACCATATTTGATCGCTAAAGTAAAGAGAATTTATGCCAGTGTACAAACCGCCACACGACAGGTCGCCAAGGACCCGTTGTGCTCTACAATGGTTACATACCAAAGAAAACAAACATGATTCACAAAAACGAAGCATTCCTGAATGCACTCCAAGGACTTCAATCCTTCGTCCTTGATACAAACGCCGATATTGATATGGCATATGATTGGGTTGCCGATCAGTCAGGAATTGCTTCTTTCGTGCATGAAAATCAAGCATGGGATATGTTTTACGATTCATGGGAGAATGCAAATGCATGATATTTTTGAAGATCTCAACAATCAACTAAACTCCCTGACTATCTACAAACCAAAAATGACAAATCCATACGTTGAAAATCTTGTTGAAATGGGTTACGATCGTGCAGATTGTGAAACCGTAGCAACAGCGGGAATCGAAAAGAAATTTCCCTTAAACATTCACGGTCGTGTTTATAATACTCAAGAAGAGTATAACGAAGCACTTCACGATTTCATCAACGGACTTTAATCAATCATGACTATTTTCATCGAGAGCGGTATCCGCCACAACGACAAATCCATCTACGTTGAAGACATTTTTGTGGAGCAAGATTCTGTTTGGAAGAATGACCGCAGACTCGCCGCGTTTACTATCACTGAAGACGTGAGTGGTCCGCATGTTGGTGACTTTAATGCGCGTCGGTATCGTGTTAATCAGCGCACACAATTAGACAACGGCGTCTACATCTATCCTAAGATCTACGGCGCGGAAACTGTTAGCGAGTGCAAGGAATTTATCGAGGGTTATATCAACGAAGATATCACCCAGAGAATCATGAAAACGGATCAAGCAACCAGTTGACTAAGTGTCACACAGGTTGTAGGCACTGCCCCTCCATGCTCTATAATAAAGACATCAGGGGGAGAGAGATCCCCCACAATCACTAAATTCCAAACATGCGTAAAATCGAGCGTCAAATGAATCAGGCAATCCGCCAGCGTCGTAACTGGAGCAATGCCAACACTTCTGTTGTAGTTGATGACAACAACAACGCCGAAGTTTATCTTCACGGCAATCACATTGCAACGATCGGTGATGAGATTCAACTCTTTGATGGTGGTTGGCAGTCTAACACCACTAAGTCACGTTTGAATGCTATTTGTTACGAATTCGCTTATGGTTGTGGTGTTTTTCAAAAGCAATTTGAGTGGTTTGTTAACACAAACAACGGCACAGTTGATTTCGTTAACGGCATCGCAGTAGCATGAGTTGCCAATTAGATTTTCTCACCGATGTTTATACCGATTGGTGTAACAAAGAAGGGTTAGAATTGATCTCCGCTGATGATCAACTCTACTGCGCTGATGGTCCTGATCTCACACTACGTCAGCGCGTTTGGTTATCCAACTTCATCGAAGTTTGGGATGTAGTTAACCAAAACACATAAAAAGCGGGTCTATGTAATTGTATCTCCAACCGCGAGATCTCCCCGCTCTCACTATCACAAACAATGCGCATTTTTCTTCTTGCTCTTCTCGCGATTCTTTGCTATAATAGCAACGACGCGAGATTTTTTATTTCAGATCAATTACACAATGCCGCTGAGATTGTCCGCCCTGATCCACAACTTCGCATCAATTATTAATATAGATACTTTACAATTTCCCCATTAACATGACTGACAAATTAAGTGACAAACTAGAGAAGAAAATCACCCAAGAAACTTATGGGTTGTTTCCTACTGGTGTCACTCGTTATCAACTTGATAATAGTGAAGAATTAAAGAAAAAAGTCTTATTGTGGATGAAAGACCAGGAAATCGTTGATGATCATGGTCGCCGTATGTTATGCCACAATATCACACAAGTAGGAGAGAAAAATAAGATCCTTGATGATATCCCAGAGTTAGAGCAAGCACTCATGAAAGCAGTGGGATTTCACAATCAAAATACATTTAACTATAGTTGCAATTTAGCAATTAATGAAGCATACGTTGAATTAGCAACAGAGGGAGCACTTTACGCCCCTCATGAGCATTCAAATTGCCTTTATTCGCTCACTTACTTTATTAACTACAATCATGAAAATCATGGATTTTTGAAATTTAGGCGTAATGTCTTGTCTTCAATGTATCCTGTTATGCAGGTGAATTCTAATCAACTCACCCCATACAATATGCCTGAAGCAACATTCACAATGCGCGAAGGTGATGTTGTAATTTATCCCTCAAATGTTACTCACGGTTATGACTCTAACCAGACTGATGAGCGTATCACATTAACTGCAAATATCATACCAGTTGAGTGACACTTTTATTAGTGTCACCTAAGTATGTGCTACGGTGTTTTTTTCCACTATAATAAGTGTATAAGAAACAAACAAACAAATGACTCTTTCAAATCCAACAGTTGAAGCAAACGTCCCAACATGGACACAAAAGTATTGTGACGCATTAACAGCAAACTATCGCTCTTATCATATTGATTCAATGAAGAGAATGGCATCACGCCCAGACTCATCAACCTACGCAAATGAGCAACTTGAAAAGATCGAATCAGGTGAAGCAAAGTTAATGAAATTCAGAGCAAATCCTGGAAAGAAGTATTTCAAGATTATTCAACAGGAAGCAAGAAACGAAGCGGGTGAATATCGCGATCAGTCAGTTGTTGCTTTCATCGATAAAAAGACAGGTGAAATATACAAACCCGCAGGATGGAAAGGACCAGCGAAGCATGTAAGATTTGACATGAGAATCATCAAAGATCGCGAATTTGTCCATAACGCTAACAACGTAGATTGGGCAGGTGGTCATCTCTACATGATCTAATTTCCACACCATTCTTTATAGTTTTCCACAGATTTTTGATATTTTGTGGAAAACTAAAAATGGTTAAAAAAATATACTAGAGAGAAATATATCTCTAGTTAAATGTCTCTGGGTGTAGTCATCTAAGAGCGTAACGCAACGAGATTTTTTTGTCAAGTATGCACAGGACAATTCACAAACCCACACAGATCCCTTGACATTACTATCATTTTCCTACATAATGTAATCGTCCCAAACAAATCACTTTCCTTTGCTAATCGATCATGGGTAGGACATACAAACGAAACGACCCCTATAGAAGCAACAGACCAAAATCACTCAAAGAAAAACGAAACCAATCACAGTCCAATCGTCGCGGGTATAATGATGACAATCCCGCAGACTTTTCCACAGGTAAACACAAACGCCGCAACCTTGATGACTACACTACACGAGACGATTGGCAATGAATGAGTATACACTACCCGATTGGATCGATGAGTTCCTGGAGGACGAAAATGCCCCTAGTTGCCCATCTTTGACCGATGACGATCTTTCCCTGATTAACTACACCGAGGACCAGCAATGAGTTTGAATCATCAACTAGCAACTTCTCCCCCTGTTAATATCAAGATCTGGGAGAAAGGTCGTAAATACTTTTGGGCATACGATTACGACGGATGTCCTAAGAACGGACCATTCAAGAATGAGCAACAGGCACTAAACGATGCACGGCACTATTCAACACGATGAAACACACCTACGGCAGCAAAATAGCATCCATTCCTAACAGTTTGGAGCGTCTCCTAGATCTATACGATGCTGGACAATTACCACCCGATGATATCATCGAAATGTGTCAGCAGATGATAGACATGGACCTCGATGACTATCTCACACAGTATCAACAACTATGCGATTATTGCATTGCTGAGGGTATGTGCTATGATGTAGAAGTAGGGGACAGTTAGAGTTGACAATCGACAGTTAATTTGTTATCATATTGTTGTATATTAAAAACCGATACTTCCCTAACCTACAAAAGTATCCCAGCGACCTCGCTATATTATTCAAATGAAACTTCGGGTCCCCCCAGACAAAAAAATTTCCCAGTATAAAATTTCCACCCATACCCCTCTGAGAGAGCAAGTGGTGTATATTTGGGAATCTCTCTCAGAGACCGCTAGGATCGCCGTGAAGGCACTCTCAAACAAACTTAGGAGGAATGATGCCCAAGAGTAGGGATAAGCAGTATGAAGCACTGCGTGAAGAATACAAAGACTTACTAGACATCCCATGGGAAGGCAAGAAACTCTATGGGTGTTATGAGATCATTCGTAAGTATTGGGAGAAAGTGCACAACGAAAAACTGATTGATTTCAACAGTCGTGGAGTCATTCGCTTTCAGGAAGATGCTATTGCAGAGCAGGGAGCAGCTTGGAAGTTTCATAAGGAGTGGGGGGAAGAGTTAGACTTCTCACTCCTAGAGAAAGAAGATGTCCTATTATTCCGATTGTTTACCGATCCCCTCGGCGGCAACTACTCCGTGCCTAGGGGAGAAGCACCGAATCATGGTGGTATATACCTCGGAGATGGGTGGATGCTTCATCATCCCTACAATGATCTTTCTCAACTTGCAGATCTCACTGATAAGTATAACAAGATATATCGCAGCAGTTGTATGGGTGCAATTTATAAAAAAGATAGATAATGCTTAGAGTGGAGAATAACTCTATGAGCAAAAGATTCATAGTCCCTGTACAAGTAGATGATGAGGGGGAATACTTCTTCAATCTTCCCGATGAGATCATGGAGGATCTTGACTGGAGGGAAGGTGATGAGTTACACTATGAAGAGGATATCAATGGCGATTTGATCCTTCGTAAGGTAGATCCTGAAAAAAATCCGTAAAAAACCGCGTGGTGACCAATGAGTGAAAAAAATGGCGTCCCCGAATTTGAAAGTGACGCAGAGTATATTGCATGGGCATTTAACCAGATCAGTGAAGGAATGAAGAATCTAGGTAATCGTGTTGCTAACCTAGAGATTGCCTTGTCCCGTCTTCCTGAGCCTGGACCTGATATGATTCAATACAAGATCCCCGAGGATGATAAGTATTCAAATCTGAAAGAAGTATTAGACGATCTGTATGTTAAACTAAATAGCAGAAAGTCTGATGATGCGTAATGCCCGCATATATTGAATCAACAGGTCGATCCTTTCCCAATCCTATTAAGAGCGAAGATTACGCAAAACCTTTCGAGCGTCCCGCGTCTGGTAACTATCGTAGTAGGTCTGGGTATCAACAAGGCACTGGCACACAATACTACATCGAGTTTGAAGGAATGGGTCCTGGCAGTATGCCACTGGGTAAGGACCAGATACACTATCTCGGTGAAGAGGATGAGCAGTGCGTAAATGCCTGTGGGTATGAGCGTCAACCCATCTACCGTTGGTATAGAGGTAGTAAAGACGATCACAAGTATTCAACAGGTCCCAAGCTACAAAAGCGGGACATGATTGGTGAGAATGAGAGCAAGGACAAAGCAGCGTCGGGTTATAACCCTGAGCCTCGCTCTGGCACACCAGTCTTCTTTACAATGATGACACAGGTCAGTGGATCTGTGCCACTGTATATCTGGTATAACCATTGGCCTGATGATACTCAGTTGTCACTGAGTAGTAGTGCACCACCTGATAGTAGTGGTCCTGGTCAATATAGATTAGTAGGTAAGGCAGGTTATGTGTTTCCAAATGCGGCTGCAGCACAAGCTTATGCTGGCAGCGGAGGTGAGCAGCCTGCTGCTCTATATGAATATCTACATCCTGACCCTGATCATTTCTATACTACTGATCCAGCAAACGAAGTCAACCTAGCAGATAACTCTCCCATCCCTCCTAAGAAGCGATATAAGGGGGAATACTCCTATCAGGGTATACTTTGCTATGTGTTTAAGAATGACACCCCTGACGGTCCTGAGAGACGCCTTGAGGACATCGGTAAGATTGGTGCTAGTGGACAGTGTATTGACCGATCTGGTTGGTATCAGTATACAGGGACTTGGACATATAGCAGATATCGTCGTAATCAAGACGGTAATGGTAATAGACTAGAGGGCACACCTGGCGTTAATGGTTGGGGTGACTCGAATAATGCTGCGCTGATCGATACTGACGGTGCGTTTGAATGGTTTTATGGTGCTAATGGTCCAATCAAAGCAGCAGTGCCGAGATACCTAGGGTTTGAAACATCATATGATTCACAATTCTACTACTATCTTTATGATACTTCATACCCATGGAATGGTCCTATCTTTGGAATCCAGTATGAATTGAATGATGCGCCATGTTGTCCCAATACAACGTGTCCTTCTGGCGAAAGATCTATACCATGTTGTGTCCCAGTCATCTCATATCACTCCCACTTCTATGAAATCCGTGAAGATTCATGGGAAACTACAGAAAGTGAGATCACTTTGACGGATGTTTCGACTCGTGGAGTCAATGAATCCTTCTGGACTGTTGATACTAAGAGTAGAAGAGTCTTTTTCCGCTATCAAACTAGCGTTGGTAAGGTCAGTCAAGGTGAATCTATCAATGGTTGGGAGGTAAATAGTGTTAGATACTTTGGTGATGAGTTAAAATGCGGTGTAATTGAGTTTGGTGGAGGCGATGGAAACGCATTTCAGCGTGGAGTTACCTACACTGCGGAGGATGGTGCGCAATTTGAAGTGCTTGCAGGGTTTGGTATACCCAATAAAGCGGCATTTTGCGGTGTATATGAGTTTAATAAGAGGATTGGTTACTACAAAGTAGAGATTGACCCCGCAGCTTTGATCCCAAAACGCACTTTGGACGTTGCACAACTGGAAGCTAAGGTCAATAAGAAGGGTGAGATCGTCGAAGTTGAGGTTATTAACGGCGGAAGAGGGTATATCAACCCTCAAGTGTCCGTTTCTACGCCTGGTGTGCTTGAAGATTTCAGTGCAGGTGACCTTGCATCGTCTCAAACTGCCTCATTTACTAAGGAAACTAGCCGTCAAGCATTCCCAGCACCCGAATCTACGAGTAATTTTAACGTAGCAGGTAAGAATATCTTCAAAAAAGTCCGTAACAAGACAAATAAACTCCAAGCAGAGAATGATTTTGGTGAAAGAGAGGACATTAGACAGGCAGAGATCCGTATTGGAGAGATAGATGAGCTTGGTGTCATCAAAAGTATCGTTGTTGAAGACCGTGGTAAGGGGTATAACCCTGCTGAGCCACCCGCAGTCTTCGTTGTTGACCCTAAACTAGAGACTATTAACTCCCCAAATCTTGATGACGTTGATTTTGGCGGTGTTGGTAAGGACTTTGCGAGTGCATTTGAGAATCTAGAGCTCCCTCAAGGCGACAGTGGCGACTATATTTCACCTTCAGACATGTTTGAAGAGGGTCAGAAGACCACTAAAGGTGGTTTCCAAGCAAATATCCCCACTTCTTACCTTAAGATGTCGGAAATTGACGACTCAATGATGACATTGTGCCAAGATTTGCCCGCAAATTGCATCAATATTGAGTTTCCGAAGAATTTGAGTAAGGCAATGCCTACTGATGGAGCGTTTGATAGCCTCGGACAACTAGGAGATGAGGGTTTTGACGAATTTAGGAGCGCAGTTTACCCCGATGTGCTCAAAAGTGTCGCTCAAGCGGATGAAGAAGGCGAAGGATTGAGTCATCTTTACGGATTTAACCAGAAAAACCGCTGTATCAAGGTCGCACAACCCAAGGTATACAACATTCAGCGTTGGTTTGACGTGCCTTGTGCGTATTTGGACGCTAATGAGGACGGAGATACGGTTGCATATGGATTTTTGATCTATAAATACTGTGCACCTAAGGATGATAATGCGTCATTCAAGGTGAATCTGAAATTTAACGGCAAAACTACGGGTAGTCAGGGTCAAGATTTCCTTGATTGGTTGATGAGTATGCCAAAACCGAAGCTTACTGACGCAAGAGACTATACAAATCCAAATACAGGCAACAAAAGGAAGGTTTGGAATTGCGCTCGTGCTGATGTTGCGGGTAGATGCTATGAAGATAACGGAAATATTGTCTTCCTTGCGGTTGGTGGTGATGAAAATACGTTTGACTACAACCAATCTTCCTATAGTGAAGGTCAGCAACTAGAATTGTGGTTGGGTGACAACCTAGTTACACACGCTCCTGGCTCTACTAGGAATTGGCAATGGTCAACATCGTCTACTGACCCTGAAACTGGGCAGACTACGACTACAACTGAGAATGGATCCTTCCAATACACTGCATTGGAAATTGATTGCAACAATGTTGTATCAAATCAGATGGCAAATCACCCATGTTGGGACAATTTTGTTAGATCGAGTACTAATCCTGACGGACCTTTAGACGTTTACTGTGGATGGGATGCAGATGGAAACACAATCGCGGGGACTACCTGGTGGAATACTTCTGCTAGGGGTATATCTAATATCTTCTGCTCCACTTGCACTAATACATATTGGGCTGGCACTGCTTCTGCGGCAGGTTTGGCATATGTCTACGACGCATCCATCGCAATCGATCCAAGCAGAATCACAGCAGGAAACTATGAAATCCTGATGGGTCCATACTCTGGTGTGATGTCTATCAAGAATTATCTGACAGGTGGTATCAATGCCCTTAGTAGTGCTATAGATAATCTAGGGAATCCATTCTTCTCAGAGTGTGAGGTGGATGTCCCATGGACTGCAGGAAGGGAAATTAACGACGACGTTTAATGGCATACGGATTTCTAAAACCACTAGCATCCCTAAATGGTCTGCCTTGCTCAGGTCATGGTCTCTGTCTGCCATCTACTGTGCACTCAATTCAATGGTGTGGGACACCTCCAGTGCCCTACTCTATTGTTATTAAGAATTTTACATGTTGGTGGCCACCCTTCCCCCTAATTCCCCTAGAGGCGGTTAATCCACTCAGGGCAACATTGCTGGTGAATTTCATTCCAGTGATGTTGGAAGCAGATATGTTTGTTACACATATATCACCATGCACTAACATTGTGATATACTTGTGTCCATGCGGAAAGTCTATCTGTGCTATCCCAACTCCCATTATTTGTAGTATACTTACTGCAGAGGACATGGGTGGTGTTGGACACGTCCGTACCCTCTTTGCAACAACGTTTACAGTCTTTGGATTGAAACGTAGAGTTGCAAGAGTCCTCGACCCCTTGGGTGCAGGTTTTCCTGGTTTCTCTCTTCCATGCTCATCTGTTGTTGCTTGGGGTCATCCTACTGTTTTAGCATCTTAAAAAATTATGGCAATGCGATCTAAAGTTGGTCTGTCTGGTGGGACGTTTATCCCCAGTCGTCCAAAACAAACTCGTCAAGGAAGCTCTAAGAATACTAAGTATTCTGCCACTTCTCGTAATAAGGCGAAGAAGCGTTATCGTGGGCAGGGTCGATGAGACCTGAGACCAGAGAAGCAATGGAAATGCTTTGGTCTGCTAAATGGAATCTTCCAAAAGCAGCAGAGCATTGTAACCTTACCAATAAGGAGATGAAAATCACATTTAACGAATATTGTGCTTTTCATCCTCCTACTTTTCAGGTAAAGGCAGATGAAGATCTGAAATCTATATACATTGATTCTGATCACATCCAATAAACTTGATAAATAAATATATCGCACCAGCGGGAGACTGAAATGGCTGTAAAACCGATTCCTGATCAGAGCAAGGAATTTATCAAGTCGGGGATGGTGCTAATAACCGACCCACGGAGTGATAAATACCTCAATAAGCATCAAAGCAAAGAAAAACCAAAGAAGCAGTAAATGGCATCTTACAGATTCAGATCTGAAAAATATGTTTCTAGGGGGTTTAAGGATTTCGCCATATCTTTCATGGCAAATCCTAACACCAACGACTTTGGTGTGGTTAAAAATGAAAATGCCATTAAGCAAGCGGTCAAAAATCTTATTTTGACCTCTTTTTTGGAAAGACCCTTCCAACCTGACACTGGATCTAGAATTAAAGATTTAATGTTTGAGCCTTATGACCCATTTGTGGGTGAGGCAATGAGAAATGAGCTTAGAAACGTATTACAACGTCTCGAACCTCGTGTTGAAGTGACCAGAGTGTATATTAGAGAAGAAATTGACATCAATTCTCTACACTTTGAGCTGGATTATAAGATTGTCGGTGAAAACGTCGTTAAAACCGTAGACTTTCTTTTAGAGAAGACTTAAAATGTCAGCAATCCCTTCACAATTAACTTCCCTTGACTTTTTTGAGATCAAGGAATCAATCAGATCATACTTAAGGACTCGCAAAGAGTTTTCAGACTATGATTTTGAGGGATCTGCTGCGTCATACCTGATTGATACCCTTGCTTACAATACTTACTACACAGCATTCAACGCCAACATGGCAATGAATGAGGCATTTCTTGAAACTGCCACTGTAAGAGATAATATTGTCCGTATTGCTAAGCAACTTAACTATACACCTCGCTCTGTTAAGGCATCCAGAGCATGTGTTGAATTGCATGTACAAACAAATCAATCCACTAACGGTGTTACCTATCCAGAATTCGTAACATTGGGTGCTGGTGACGTTTTTGTCGCTAGAAACGAAGCAGACGCTTATACGTTTGCAATGCCACAAGATATTCAAGTGCCCGTCAACCAGCAAACTGGTGTGGCGATGTTTAACAGCGTATTAATCTACCAAGGCAACCTTTTGAAGGCAGATTACGTTGTTGACTACACTAAGAAGCAAGATTATATCGTCCCATCCGAAGATGTGGACACAGAAACACTAATTGTCCAAATTTCACCAAGTGTGCAGTCATCCGAGACTGATACTTACAATAAAGTGACCAATGCGGTTGCAATTATCAGCACTTCCCGTATTTACTACTTGGAAGAGACTGATGATCTTAGATATCGTCTTATTTTCGGTGATGGAGTCCTAGGACGTAAGTTGATTGACGGTGAGCACATCAAATTAACCTATATTCGCACAGATGGTCCTCTTGCTAACGGTTGTAAGGACTTTTCGTTTGTTGGTGTTGCTAGAGACTCTGATGGCAGAGCGATTGCACCTCAAAACATTACTGTAAAGACAAAACTTGCCGCGGCCGATGGTGAAGAGATGGAAACACCTCTTTCTATCAAGTTTAGAGCACCTAGAGCATTTGCAACACAGAATAGAGCAGTTACTGAGTCTGATTATGAGCACATTGTGTCTGAGATCTATCCTCAGGCAGCATCTGTGACTGCATATGGTGGTGAGAAGTTGGTGCCACCTGTTTACGGTAAAGTTTACATTGCTATCCGTCCTAAAACAGGCACTAAACTTAATGAGTCAACAAAAGTTGGCATTAAGCAAGATTTATTGAGATATTCAGTTGCATCGATTGAGCCAGTCATCATCGATCCTACAACTTACTACATTATTCCAAAATCCTACGTTTACTACAACGGAAACCAAACATCTTCCGCTGGTAGTGACATTTCAAGTAAAGTCCTCAAGTCTATTGACAACTTTAACCGTAATGGTGTTACAAACCGCTTTGGAAACCGTTTAGAAGCATCTCGCTTTGGTGCGATGGTTGACTCTGCTGATAACTCAATCTCTGGTAACGTTACTCAAACAACATTGGGTCAAAACCTTGATCAATTCGCTTTTGGTAACGTTTTCACCCAATGTCTTGATTTTGGCAATCCTCTATATGATCCTAACAACTTTGCTGGCAAGGATCCTAATGCTGGGACTGGGACTGGTGATGATGGGACTGGCACTGGCGATGGAAAATGCACACCTTCTTTCTCAACGGTCAAATCAGGCACATTCTATGCAACTGGATACACTGAGGATTTGGTTGCCCTTGCAGCAGCAGATGGGACCGTTACAGCGTCCTTTGGCAGTGCTGTAGTATCAACAAGTGAAGAGAATCAAGTCCTAGTCCCCGTCAATCTGAGAGATGACGGAAAAGGCGGAATTATGCTTGTGACTAAGCGTGATGAAACAGAATTAATCCTTAACCCTGCAGCAGGTACTGTGGACTACGGCACTGGTAAAGTTTGTGTCGGTCCTATCGCAATCTCAGGTACACCAGATGGCACCACTAGAGTGCCATTGCAGGTTCTTCCATATGGTGGTGCAATCAACATTCCACCTGGCGTTGATCCTGTTATCTTTAACCCAGAAGTTTTCGCAATCGATTATACAGTGAATGACACCCCTGTCCCCATCTTCGATCCTAATAATTTCAGTGGATTTAACTTCGGAGATTTGAATATAAATATTCTTGATTATCCTTCGGATACGTTTGTATATCCTGAAATCGATAACTGCTTCTGACCTAGAGAGATATGTCTTCACAACTGGCAAAAAGAGTCAACGTATCCGATAGAGTTGAATATCAACTTCCTGAGTTTATTAGAGAGGACGATAGACAATTCGTTAACCTTCTTCTTGAATACTACAGATCTCAAGAGAAAACAGGGCGTCCTTATGATGTTCTAAACAACATCATCAATTATCTTGATCTTGACAACTATGGATCTGAAGGGTTGTCAGCTGAAACTCTTTTGCTTCGTGATATTGGTATAACCGACCAATCGATTGAAGTTGAGACCATCGATGGTTTCACAGAGAAAAATGGATCGATTCTGATCGATAATGAAATCATTTATTATGAATCTGTATCTAGAGGTCCTGACGCTATCCTGACGCCAGGTATTTCCTACGAGCAGTTTAAGAAAAAGGAGCAGCAACTAGAGAATCCCTTTTCCCTCTTTGACGGCACTCGTAGAAGGTTTGATTTAAGCAACCTAGGCACCCCTGTAGCGCCCCCTAGTGCTAATCACCTCCTAGTTACCACATATAACAACTTCCTCATCCCTAACGTTGATTATACCGTTGATGGTGATGAAATTGTGTTTACCACAGCACCTCGTTTGAGGACTGGTGTTGATGATTCAGAATTTACTCAACTCGTTTACCTTGTAGGTTATGCTGATCAGAGCGTCCTTGAAATGGACGACATCAACTATGAAGTCTATCAAGGTAAGTCAGAATATCCTCTAAAACTGAATGGGTCTAACTATTATCCCACTTCAGAGATCGGTCTGATTGTTAATAAGAATGGCAACCTTCTTGTGCCATTCCAAGACTACGTTATTTTCCAAACCAACGATGGAAGCTCTTTTGTTTCCTTTAATGCTGGTGCTTTGGGTGCTGCTGATGTAATTCATATTAGATCTGTCGAATATAACGCACCTCAGTATGGATCTGGTGCAAAACTAATTTGTGAAGTTAACGAATCCTCTAAAGCACTCTCTGGATTGCAAGTTAAGAGTGGTGGTAGTGGATATCGTCTAGATTTTGCTCCTAAGGTCTCTATTGTCTCCACAACTGGTGAAGGTGCTGCAGCAAGATCACTTGTTGGTGGTATTAAAGATATTCAACTTATTAGTGGTGGTCAAGGTTACACATCCTTCAACCCACCCATTCCTTTTGTATCTGCTCCAACAAATCCTAATGGATCTAGAGCAGAAATTGAAATTGAGGTAGATGATGCATCTGGACAAGTCTCTTCTATCAGAATTACTAACTCTGGTAGTGGATATGACTTTATTCCTGCGATTTCTTTCATCAATCCTGCTGGTGCAAAGATTACTGATCCAACAATCGACTCTGAAGGTCGTGTCAACGTTGATAGCATTCAAGTTACTAAAACTGGTGTAGGATATAAGAATGCTCCTGTTGTTTACATTGATCCAGCACCTGAAGGTGGTATCAATGCTCAAGCAACTTCTAGAATCAACTCTGATGGTCAAGTTATTGAGATTCAAGTCAATAATAGAGGTAGAGGATATACAACTCCTCCCAGAGCAAGAATTATCGATCCAGTTGGTGCTCAAGTCCTTGATGTAACTGTTGCATCAGGTGCTGTCACTGAAATTGAAATGTTGACTGGTGGTATGGGTTATACTGACCCACCATCTGTGTATATTGTTGATGATCGCAAAGATGCTTACGGCAATCCTGTTGGTGGACAAGGTGCTAAGGCAGTTGCGACTATTTTTAACGGTGAGATCACTGATATCAACATTACTGACTTTGGTAGTGGATATTCTGATCAATACCCTCCAAAAATCTATATTGCTGAGCCTGCCGCTGCTAAAGCATCTGTAAATATCGGATATGATGAAGTTACTGGTTTTGAAATCATTAGAGGCGGTAAAGAGTATTCTCCATCAGCACTTTTAGGTTGTGCTCGTGGTGTTTCTGACGTTATTGGTTTTGATGACCTTGGAAACCAAATTTATGCAAGAGAAGAGCAACTTGCTAACACTAACCACAATGCAGGGACCAGAATTGTTAATCTGGACTCTATTTTCGTTAAAGAGGTCTTTGATCGTTTTAGAAGGCAGTATCTGCCAACTCTAGAGATCAACTATGACAGAATTAACCCTGTCCAAGTAATTAAGACCATTAGAGACTTCTATGCCTCTAAAGGCACTAAGATGTCTACTCAATACCTCTTCAAAATTCTGTTTGGAGAGAATGTTGATGTTTTCTATCCAAAAGACGAAATTATCAGTCCTTCCCATGCAACTTGGGTTGTTGACACGATTCTTCGTGCAGAATTGATTTCTGGTGATCCTAGAAACCTAATTGATGGTCAACTTAACCAATATAGAGATGAAGTTGACACAAACATTAGAGAAGCATCTGCTCTGATCGAAAACGTCATTTCTATCATTCAAGGCACCGATACAATCTACGAATTGGCGATTTCTGAGGAAACGCTCGTTGGTCAGTTTATAATTCCTTATAAGACTCGTCTTGTCGAGCCTTTGAATACAACTGGTCAAATTATCACGGTTGACTCGACGATTGGATGGCCTGAGAGAAATGGCACCATCCTAATCAACGATGAAGAGCAAGTCCAGTATAAAGAGAAGTCTCTTAACCAATTCATCGAATGTACTCGCTCTAAAAACGGTATTGTAGAAGATTGGGATCCTGGCACTATTGTCCAGTCCGATATCTTCGTTTATGTCAATAAAGACACTCCTACAGAGTGTAAGTTGAGAATTCTTGGTATTGCTGAAGCAGGCACCACTGTTTTGGATGATACTGGATCTTACTACCTTCCTAGTGACAAATTGAAGGTTGCATCTCTGGGATCTTCTGCAGAAGATGAAAGACTGTCTTCTTGGCTTTATAATGTTAAAAAACTAATTCAGGTCTCCAGTGTTACGCCTGGTGGTGATAATAATCAAACTGCAACTGTTGTTTGCGATAACCCTCATGGTTTGTTGGTTTCTGACCAAGTTACGATTTATGGTGCAAACCCTGTTATCTACAACGGCACATTTGCTGTTACTTCTCGTATTGACGAATATCAATTCTCATACCGTTTAGCACAGCCTACAGACATTATTCCACAGGGTAACATTCTACTTTCGGTGGACCTCAACCGAGGAAAATCTGATGTTACTTCAATCAACAAGGTTGTTTCTGAGTTTACAACTAATATCCAAAACTCCTTCTTTAACGATGATTATGTCTATGTTGCTGCTAGTGGCTTACCTAATTACAAGATTGGCCCTTTCACAGGATCCGCGTTAATTCCTGGCAACCAGCGTAAGTTGATGCGTTTCCCAAGAAACGTATTGACTGTTTCTGAAAGACAAGACATTCAACCCAATACCTCAATCGGATCATGGGTTAATGGTGTTTCTATTTGGTCTTACAAGTCTTCTGAGTATGTCCAGTTTGGTCCTCTTACCAATATCACTGTAGATAATGGTGGTGAAGGATATGATGCTGGCGCTAAGCCCAACCTTGAAATTATTGGTGGTGGCGGCACAGGAGCAGCAGGTAGTGTTGTTGTTAACGGTAGTCTCACATCTTTCGATGTTACTGAAGGTGGTAGTGGATATACCGATTCACCTCTAATCTCCATCGTTGGCGGTGGTGGTAGTGGAGGCACAGCAAGAGCCGTCGTTACTGGTGGTCGCGTCACCAGAATTCTGGTTGATTCACCAGGTACAGGATATACATCACAACCTGACGTTGCCATTACAGGTGGCGGTGGATCTGGTGCTACAGCGACTGCAAACGTCCGTGGTCCAATCTCATCTGTGATGATTAGCAGTTTTGGTAGTGGATATACTTCACTGCCTCAAATCAGAGTTAACTCTGGTGAAAATGCTTTGGCACAACCTATTGTTATTAATGGTCGTATTGTTTCAATCGCTATTATTAACTCTGGTAACTCTTACACCACAGCACCTAACGTCATTATTAATGGTGATGGTTTCGGTGCTATTGCTCAAGCAACCATTGGCACATTTGGTGAAGATAAGGGTAAAGTGCTTAGTATTCAAATCCTCAACAGAGGTATTGGATATACTCAAGGAAACACTACTGTTAGACTGGAAGCAGTTGGTCAGAATGCAACATTCACACCTACTGTTTACAGATGGTATAGAAACAATCAGTATGACCTTGGTAGTAAGTATGACTTTGCTAGAGGTTATGTCTTTACTGGTCTTAATAACGCATTCGGTGGTGAGTATGCTCACCTAAGTGATCCTAAGGAATTGCGTTATGTGGTTGGTGATAACGTATTCTTGAATCCTGTTACCCAACAATTCCAAGAGCTTTCTTCCAATTTTAGTCATTCTCCTATTCTTGGATGGGCATTTGATGGTAACCCCATCTATGGTCCTTATGCATATGCAGATCCAACTGATCAAAACAGTGGTATCCGTCGTATGCGCACTTCATACAAATTGAAGACAAATGTCGTATTTGACGCTGCAACTAATCCCAATCCTTCAAGGACAGATGGTCCTCCACTGTCATCCTATCCTGCAGGACAATTTGTTGCTGATTACTACTATGATTTCCAATCTGGTGACCTAGACAACTATAACGGTCGTTTCTGTAAGACACCTGAGTATCCTGATGGTGTATATGCATATTTCATCACTGTTGATGCTTCTGAAGCTGGTGTTGCAGAATTCCCTTATATCCTTGGTCCTCAGTTTAACTCTCTTCCAGATCAGTGGAATTTGGGTCAAGGTGCAACTCAGGAAAATATTCCTCAAGATGTTGTCCGTTATAGAGATCCTTATGTCAATGTTGACATTGATATTGATCGTCAACCAAACCAAGAGTCAGATGTCCTAACAACTGAGATTGAAGGATATCCTCTCATCTTTGAGATTCAAGATAGCAACAATGATGGTGTTATTGATGCTTCTGAGCAGCAAGAGACCTTAGAGATGACTACAGAGGCAACTCTGCAGATCTATGACTACTTCCCTCAAGTCCCACCTGAATCAAGAGTTGACATTGAAGTTGAGACAACTACTCAGTTTGAAGACGCTCAAATTGACGGATTTGTTATTGAAAACCCTGGCGTTTCTTATCAGGTTAATGATACTGTTTTCTTCAACAATGAAGGCACAGAGGGTTATGGTGCGTCCGCAATTATTGATTCTGTTAAGGGTCAAGTAATTCAAGCATATCAAAAAGAAATTATTGGTGACCAACCTTATGGTAAGATCACCACTGCTGAAATTCACGATTTGAAACAGCAAGACGGTATTATTGTTAACTCTAGACCTATTGCTGATAATACCAACAAAGCATTTAAGAATGTTGTTGTATCTGGTATTGAGACTGTTTCTATCGATCAGGTTGGTAGAGGTTATAATTCAGACCTCCCTCCTGTCTATGAATTGATCACATCACAAGGTAGTGATGCTGAATTTAGAATTAATCTAGAAGCTAATGGTGGTATTAGCACCGTTGATATTCTTAACTCTGGTAATGGATACGATGTTGATAATCCTCCTCAGATTCGTGTTACCCATCCCCAACAGTATAAGAAGACTCGTTACTGGTTGAGTGAGTATATTGAAGCTGATGGTCAGTTGATGATCCATGATAGTAAGATCACTTCAGATCGCTATCTGTATATTTGTGGATCTATTGAAATCGGCAATGGTAACATGGCAGGTTTCCTTGCTAAGTTTGATGATCTTGGAAGACTTGTTTGGGAAAGACACTTACAACCTATTAACACTGGTGATAAGAGAAGTGAATTCCTTAGAATGTATATCAATGAGTCTTATGAAAACGACCGTATTTATGTTGCAGGCCAAACTTATTCTCCTACAAACGACCTGTTTAACCCAGATATTTGGGTTGGTATGTATGAGTCTGGATTTAACACTGCAAACGCTCCAGACGGTCTTCTTCAATGGCAGAAGTCTATTGCAGGTATCTCTGGCACAACTAGAAGAGACTACATTACTTCTATCAGTCTAGATGCCGAAGAGCGTATCTACCTTGCAGGTTATACTAATACTAACTCACCTGATCCCGATGATATTTGGGTTATTCAGGCAGACCAAGATGGTGACGTTGTTGAGAAGCGTAAGTTTGCCTCTATTGATGGTAATGAGAGACTTGAGCAAATTGCTGATCTTGGTAATAACAGATTCTTCTGGGTTGGTGTTAACGAAGATAATGATGACTGCTTATATGGTGTCTTCTTCTATGATGGTGCAAACCTTGAGATGGAATATGCCAAGCAGGTTACTGTTACTGGTGGTTATGTAAGAAATCCAAGATTCGTCATCGATGAATATCAAGATGTCTTCATTCTTTGGGATTTCTATAATAATGCTACTAGCGTTTGGGAAAAAGTCCAGCTCAGCAGAATTTCACTTGCTAATACAGCATCTGGTGGATCCTTTACATGGTCTAAGACTATTGCTCTTACACCAATGGATTCTGTTACACCTATCAGTATCCAACATGCTGGTCTCAACCTAGATGAGTTTGGTAATATCAGTGTTGTTACTGATATGAAGTATAAGCAGAATGTCCGAGTGGCAGGTCTGACATACTTTAAGTATGACGGCACAGTGCTCCGTCAATCCTATCTTGAGGATACCAATAGTGCTGGTTTCTCCGTTAAGTCTCACGTTGTTGATTCTTCTGGTGACCCAATCCTGATTTGTGAGCGTCAGCTTCCAGATCAAGCTGCAGCATTCAGATTTACTGAAGATGGCAATAATTGGAATGAAGATTTCACTAAGCGTAAGTTAGCACCTCTTTCAGTTATTGATACTGCTGCAAGTGCTTGGGAGCGTGATACAACTGCATATAAGTGGGGTCCTGCATCACTCAAACTCAAGACATCTAATGCTGTAAAGGCAACTAACTTTAATAGAAATATCCAATCAGAATGGTGTGTTGAAGGTTGGTATTCTATGGATAGCACCAATCATGGTGTTAACCATCAACCTAAGATGATGACCGTTGTGCCTGTCACAGGTAAGACAGCACATTTCATTATCGATGGTGATTCAACATCTGCAAACTATCAGAAAGTCCTACTTTACTTTGATGGTGTTGAGGTTGCTTCCTCTACTACTGCATACAACTGGACTACATTTGCATCTAGTGCATGGGTCCATCTATCATTCTCTAAAGAGAATCCTACTGTTGGTAGTTACACTTATAGAGTGTTTGTCAACGGTGTTGCAATGATCGAATTGGTCTCTACTGAAGATATCGGTCTTGATGACGTTTACTGGGCAAGTGATTCTACTCCTAGTGCTTCCGATGCCTTCCTTGGTAACCTTGACGATCTCGTTGTTTCTGAAACAGCAAAATATACTGCAACTTATACTGTCCCTGCTGATTACGTTGAAATTACAACTCAAGCATCTGATGTTGCAATCTATAAGGTTGACAGACTGCATACCGAGCGTGGTGATAAGACACTTACAACTCTCAACAACTATACACAATTCTCATTCAGTGAAAACTTCAACGTTAATGTCCAGACTGTAACCAACGGTGCTATTAGTAATTGGGAAGAAGGTCCTGGCGGTCTGCAGATTCTTGACATGTCGTATACTATTGCGACTATGATTCCAGCAACAGTTGCTCTGTCTACTAATGTTGAAATCTTTGGATCTAAGACATCTACTGTCCCAACACCTAGAGGTCAGAAACTTAAACTGTCTTCTAACGTTGTGCCAAAATTCTATATTAGAGATGCACTGTATAGTAAGATTGATAACGTTAAGGAATTTACTTTCAACCAAGATTGTAAATTCACAAAAGGTAGTATTATCCAACAGGTGAATGCTGCTGGTGTTGTCCAAGCATACGGCACTATTGTTGAATCTCCTGCAGGTGGAATCAATACTCCTGGTCTCGGCACCAAATATAAGGTTGGTAAGATCTTCGGCACATTTAATAATACAGATCTGTTTAAGAATGATCTTGATGAGATCAATCATATCACTGGTGTTTATTTCGATACTGAGGAAGCAGAGATTCCATGGGCATCGGGTACTGCATATGCTCAGGGTGATAGAGTTTATAGTGATAAGAAAATCTATGAGGCACAGGGTGCTGGCACATCTGGCACAATTACACCTATCCACACTGCTGGTGTTGCTTCTGATGGTGTAATTAACTGGGCATTCATTGATGATTCAGGTAAGTTTACTATTGATGCTGCAAACCATCCATATCAGATTCCTGAATACCAAGGATCCGATATGATTGAATGGGATGCACACATCCTGTATGCACCTGGTTATAGAATTTGGAAAGGTCTTAATGTGTATGAAACCACCAATGGTGGTGTTTCTGGCACAACTCCTCCCACTCATACAACTGGCACAGTTAACGACGGTAACGTAGATTGGACATTTGTTGAGACTAGAGAGGCACTTGGCACATATGCTAGATTCATGGCATATGATGAAGATTTCTATACAGTTAGAATTGAAGAGATTCAACCTGGATCTACTTACATTCCTGGCGATGTTATCAGTATTAGATCTGATAATATTGAAGTTGATGAAACTGAGAAGATCCTTAGAGTTGTAAATCTTCCTTCAGTTAAAAAGATTCGTGTAACTTCTACCGTTAAGAAAGATATTATTCGCACCGCTGAGGTCCGCACTGATCAAGTTTATGCAACATCAGTTACTAGACATAATTACAATAACGGTGAGATTCTTTATACAACTGGATTCTCTCAGACAGCATTTAACGGATCATTCTTTGTTAAAGAAGTATTTGGCAGTAGAGAATTCACATTTACTATCAGAGATACTGCTGTAGAAGAGCCTGCATTCTTGCAGAGCGCTATTTCTAATGTCAACATTTATGCTAAGCACCCAACTCTGACATTTACTAGAGGTCATGCATATGTGTTTGATCTAGCAGATCCTTCTAACTTTGGTTATTACTTGTCCTTCTCTCAGGACAACCAGTATAAACTGGAGTATTCATTCAACAATATTACTAGAGAAGGCACACCTGGTGTTCCAACAACCAGCACTGCACCTTTTGTTAAGTTTACTGTATTGGGTGACGTTACAAATATTTCTTACTACTTTGACCCATCAAGAGTTGGAGCTAATTCTCCTGTTGGTGATAAGTCGTTTATTGATGTCATCAAGACACCTTATGATGGCACATTTACAATTTCTGAAATTATTACAGATACTGAGTTTAGATTCCCACTCGTTAGAGAGCCTGAGCAAACATCTGCCGAGGTTGGCACTGATGAGTTTGACAATGCATACTCATATTATTCAACTACATCTACCAAAGCAGTTGGTCCTATCAACAGCATCAAACTGGTATCACCTGGTGGATTCTATAAGAAACTTCCTATCATCTCTGATATTGCATCTTATCGTCAAATTGAGAAGATCAACATCACAGATGGTGGCACAGAATATGCACCTGGCGTCTACTATGATGTAGGCATCCTTGGTGATGGTGAAGGTGCTAAAGCAACTATCACTGTTGAGATTGATGATGAGACAGGATCAGGCACCATTACAGGTGTTGCTATTACAGATCCTGGCAAAGGTTACACTACCGCTTCGATTGATATTGATGCTATTCCTGGCATTCTTGGTCCAACTCTTGCTGGATCTGGTGCTGCATTAGAAGTGGTGATCCCCGAAGAGGGATCTGGCGCGTCTGTTTTCCTCACTGGTAGGAATATTGGTAAGATTAAGAGACTGAAGAATAATGAGTTTGGTTATGGTTATTCTCATGACTATACTCTACGTCCTGAAATCTCCTTCCCAGTTAACCTACAACTCTTTAATACTTCGATCCTAACTCAGATTAAGATCACCAATCCAGGTTCTGGTTATACCTCTGCTCCTGCCGTTGTCATTGAAGGTGGCGGTGGTGAAGGTGCACAGGCAGAAGCGATTGTTAAAAACAACCGTCTTTCTGAAATTGTAATTAAGAATCCAGGTCAAGGTTATTCATCTGAGCCCACAGTCACACTTAAGTCTGAGTTTAACTACGTTGTTAACCTCGACCTCAACTATCTGCAGTTTAACTTCCCTCACGGTATCACCACTGGTGCTGCTGTCCAATTCCGTGCTGATGATGTTGGCACAACTGAGGGTGAGCTCCCCAAACCTAGCAGCGTTGGTTTGACCTCTTTGGTTGAAGGTCAGGTCTACTATGCAATCGCTGGTAACCAAAACTCTCTTGAATCTGATCAAATCAGATTTGCTTTGACACCTCAAGCAGCGGCAACTGGTGACTTTATTACCTTCTTGACTCAAGGTAGTGGTCGTCAAGTCCTTCTTACTGAAGTCTTTGGAGGCACAGCAGAAGCAATCGTTTCTACTTCCAGATTCTTGGAAGGTGAAGAGGTATTCCAAGGTCCTAGCCTTGAGCAAGCAACTGCAACCGCTGTTGTGTCTACAAACACTGGTTGGCAGATTGGTCCTAAGATTCTAAAACTTGTCAACAACCAAGGTGATTTTATCAAAGGTGAAAAAGTTACAGGCACAGTTTCTAAGGCATCTGGTGTTATCGATAACTTGAATATTGCTAAGGGCGTCCTGAATATTGGATCTCTTACCAAGACACCTGGTAAGTTTATTGATGACGTTGGTAAACCTTCTGAAATTGTCCAGAAAATTCAAGACTCTTTCTTCTACCAAAACTTCTCTTATGTTATTAAGTCTGAGATTCCTATCACAGAGTGGAAAACTCAGATTCTTGAAAACAACCACCCTGCAGGTTTCAACCTCTTCGGTCAATTACAACTGACTGGTGGTAAAGACGTTTCTGGTCGTAAGATCGGCACTGAGTTTATTAAGAATGTTAATATCTTTGATTATGCAAATGTCAACCAGATTACATCCTTCGGTGCTGCACAACCTATCTACACCGATTATAACAACACTGAGGTGCTTTTCCGTAAGAGAAGACTGACTTCTTCTGAGGAAATTCTTACTTCTATTGTTAAGAAACTGGATGATATCTCTGGTCAATTTGATGGTGTCCAGAAGAGTTTCCCACTTACAGTGGAAAATGAAAGTGTCATTGTTAAAGATGACCAGTTGATGATTACGATTAATGGTATCATCCAGTCTCCTAGAGTCTCTTACAGCATTGTTGGTGGTAACATCGTATTTGCTGAAGCACCTAAACCACCTTCTAAGGTTGTTTATAGAAATATCAGAGTTACACCTGTTGAGATCTATAGAATTGAGTTGTATCAAGTTGGTGGTATTTTCCCAACATTAGGTCAACAAATCCAAGGTCAGGCAAATGATACATTTGCAACTGTGATTGACACAGGAGCAAGTAGTATTGATGTTATTAATATCACTGGCACTCCATTCCAACTTAATGAGCAATTAAGAAGAGGCACTATATTCTCAGCATTGGTCCAATCTGTGACTCTGCTGAATTCAGATACCATCTTTGAATTTGGTGAGTCTATTACCAATCTCAATGGTGATACTGCTAAGATTGAAGAGACTAACCTTGATGACGGTGTTGTTACTGATGCTTTGGTTATCAGTAAAACTTCTGGTACATCTGACGAAGAAACTGGTCAGTTTAACATCAGATTGAATGATTACGTCTACTCTGCATCTACTAAGATTGCAGGTCAGGTTTCCTTCATCTCCCCATACTTGGATCCTAATACTGGTGAGCCAGTTGACACTCTAACAATTAACGCTGGATCAACATTCTTTGGTCTGTTGTTTGAGCGTCTGCTTTCTATCACCAATCCTAACGTTGTCTTGGATGATATTTCCAAGTCTACGATTACACCTACTGAATTGTATAACGCAGATAATAGAATCAACGCTGACTTCCTTGACTTTGAAGATGTAAGATCTTCTGAGGTTGTCATGACAGATCTTACTGGTGGACAATTCTCAGAAGGTGAGTTGATTCGTAACAAGAAAGTTGATTATATTAACGAAGTTACTACAGCAATTAGTCGTTACTATGATGCTGGAAACAGAATCATTGATAATAGACAAGAAATTATTGATTTTGCTGAAGCACAGATCACAGTTGATCATCCTGGTTTCTACTATCCTGGTGCTCAACAAACTGATCAATGGGGTAGATTCCGTGATGCATATCGTTTGATTATCAAGAATAAAGACCTCATTGTTAATTACACTTATGAATTGATGCTTGCACAATTCCCATCATTGGTTGTGCCTAGTGCTGATAAGTGTAAGAGAGATCTTGGTAAGTTTATCGATGCTGTTGCTAGAGATACACACTCTGGTGGTAACGTCTATGGACGTAAATTTACCATGCAATATTTTGATTCCAACAGTGGTTTGGCATACATCTCTAGTGAGATTGCTGAGACACGTTGGGCATATGAGAAAGCAAAAGATTTGATGCTTCTTGCCATTACTAACCAACTTTCTGGTAACTATGGTAGTGGCAACTTCGGTCCTGCTTATAATGAGATTTCTGTTGGTGGTAGCGGCGGCACTGGTATTACTATTGACCCTGCACCTGGCAATCCTTATGGCACTGCAGGATCTAATACTACGGCTAACGATCCTGGCAACTGCTCTGATGTCCAGTCTGCAATTACAACTACTTGGACATATATTGATGAAACTCTTGGAGCAGGTAACATGGATGACCTGCCTGATGAAGTGCTTCCTACAGAATTCACTCTTAACCAAACCAAGTGTCGTCGTGATATTGGAATCTTTGTTGATGCAATCGTTGAAGATCTTAAGTCCAACGGTAACTGGGGCGTCGTTAAGTTTACTAAGAAATACTTCGATGGTGCTGGTGCACCTATCTCCAACGGTCTAGTTGGCGAAGTTGCTGAATCTATCACAGCATTTAACCATGCTCGCACACTGATGTATAGTGCGATCAACAACTTGCTGTATGGAAAGGATCTTACCATCACTGCAGATCCTGCATCTTATGGTGGTAGTGCTCCTGGTCATAAGTATGATCCTAACTATGCAAATGGCAGCAATCAGTTGCTCAGTAACTGTGCAGATGTTAAGGCATCGATCGATACATTGTTGGCAGTTGCAACAACAGCAATTAGTGCTGGTAACCTTAATAATATTATTGCTCTTGAGCAAGCAAATCAGGTTACTGATGGCACATACACTATCGGTGAAACGATTCGTGTTAATAAGATTGCATACCAAGAAAAAGGCGACGGTCTCTTCTTCAGAGATGACGTTATTAAGGGTGTGACTAGCAATGCATCCTTCACTGCAATCGGTGTTAACACTGGTTTCAAATGGTTGTTTGCTGGTAACGTAACTGGATCATTCCAGTCTAGAGAGTATATTACTAACAGTCAGTTGGATGTTGGTAGTGGTGTTTCTCAAACTGTAATTAACGTTGCTGCTGGATCTAAATCACTCAAGTTTGATGGATCTTCAAACTCTTATATCAACATGCCCAACAGCTATGATTATGAGTTTGGCACTGATGACTTTACAATCGAAGGTTGGTATTATTTCCCTGCCACAACTGCTAGCCCACAGCAAGTCCTCTTCGACGTTGGTTATCAAACTGACTATCAGATTGTAGTTGTTTGGGATACAGTTATTAGAGCATATACTGCAACTAACGGTCAAGGCACAGATCTCTACAATACTGCTAATAAGGTAACACCTTCAGCAAATACATGGCACCACATCGCTCTTGTTAAGGGTAGTAATGTGATGACTCTGTATGTTGATGGTGTCGTTACTGGTCAGGTTGGTGATACTGGCACATATAACTATGGTCACGTCACTATCGGTGCATCTGCTGCTACTAACGCAGGTAACTTTAATGGTGGTGTCGATCACTTCATCGTTTCTAACTCTGCAAGGTATACTCAACCATTTACACCTAGCGCTGTCTACGATTCTACTGCTGATGACATTATTACATCCTTCAATAATGAGCATCCAATTTTGGTTGCTGATCAGGATGTTTATGCGAAGTATACTGACACTATTACAGCCAACGCAACTGCTACTTACGTTGACTACGATGATGACAGAATTACAATTCAGGAATGGGATATTGGTAGACAGGAATATAGAGATGCTGCTGATATCATCGAGAAGAATGCTGCATGGATTGCAGAAGAAGCAGTCGGTAGACTGAAAGTCCGTTATCCTGATTTCGTCTTCCCTGGCGATAACCCTGCTGCAAATACTTACGGTGGCACAAACTATTGTATTCGTGACACTAGAGACTACATCATTCCTGCAATGGTCAAAGACCTCAGAAATGGTGGTAATTACAATGTAACCACTACTGCAAGATTCTATCTGACTAAGGGTGGAGAGCTGGAGTTTATCGGCAATGAATTGCTACAAACTCTGTATACATGGGATCAAGTTGCTGATATTGCTAAAGAAGTCATTACTTCCACAAGTCTTGATCTTTCTGGCACATACAGCACAATTCTTCGTATTCCTAACAACTTCTCTTCTCCTGCATCTCAACCAGTCCTAGACGAAATTCAAGCACTCTCTGATGAGATTGCTACTATTCTGTCTCCAACAGGTCACAGATATCGTGATGCTGGTGATCTCATTTGGAAGAATAAGGACTACATTGCAGATGAAGCAGTTGGTTATATTCAAGACAAGTATACTAAAGATATCGCTGGCACCCTCACAGACTTCCTTATCATGCCTGGTAATGGAGAGCCTAGCTGCCATCGCGATCTTTCCGACCATGTTATCCCTGCAATCATCGGTGACCTCTGCACTGGCGGTAACGCTAACACCCAGACGATCATCAGTAAGTATCTGAATAACCAAGATCAGATCCTACACGTACAGGATGAGTTGTCACCTATGCTTGATGCGTTGCATTTCTGCAACGATCTTGCACAGAAAGCAATTAATAATCTCCTCTTGAGTCCTGGCGAAACTGCTTCTAGTTTGGGAATTGATGCTAGATATCAAGATGATTACTATGAGCCTCAGTGGACAACTAGAGATGCATTTAGAGGTGCTTCTACTACTATTGATAGTAAGGCATATCCTCAGGCAACTCGTGCACAGAATGATAGATTCCTCGACGCTGCAGATCTACTACAAGCCAATAAGAAACTGATCGCTCATGAAGCAGTTGCATTCATGAATGATCTTGGTAAGTATGGATCCTTCAACGTGCCTGGTGGAGCAATCAACTGTGTTGATGACGTTGTAGATATCCTCGATGCAGTAACCCATGACCTTTCTTATGACTGTAATGAAAGGACATATGATGCAGCTGCACTTTACTTGCGTGAAGAAGATAATGCACTGCTCCACGTTTCTACTGAAGCAGAAGCAACTCGCACAGTCCTAAGAGTTGCCAGAGACATGGCAATCCTAACCATGAGAAATGGTTTCGGTCGCCCCCATGTCGATGGTAACAACCCAGATTTCAGACCTGTTGAATCCTACGAGCAAAACACTGTCCATCAAGACGTGTATGATGCTTATCATTATCTCGATTCGCATATCAGATGGATTGCTAATGAGTCTGTGAAGCGTATGAAGGCTAACTACCCTAACTTCACTGTTAATGGTGGTGCTGGTGCAATGTGGTGGAAGGAATTCACTCCAACAAATGCATCATATACTGCATCAACTGGTGTGTTGACTCTCACTATTCCAGATCACAGACTTAACGTTGGTGAGTATATCAGTCTCGCTGCAAATGGTATTACATTTACCTGCAGTATGGATAGTAATGCAACTAACCATCCATATCCACGAAATACTGATCCTGCTTACGAGAAACGTCTGCTAATCACAGATACAACTCCAGATACACTCACAATTAATGTCGGTGCATCTCCTTCAGGCCAGCAATACGACCACACATTTGTATCTGCTGTTACTGGTGCTGTCCGTTATGGATGGAATGATGGTGGAGAGCACTTCACTCCAACTGCTGCTAATTACACAGCAAGCACAGGTGAGATGGTCCTGACCATTCCTAACCACTCCTTCAACGTTGGTAGCAGAATGTCTATCGAGCCTCATAGCTTGGTATTCACTTGTGCTATGGATAATAACCAAAGCGAGCACGCATATCCTCGTAATGGTGATCCAGCATTTGGCACAACTCGCGCTATCACTGCTGTTGGCACTTCTACTCAAGATATTACCAATGCAACTTATGATCCTGTCTCAGGTAAGATGGTTATCACAACAAGTGGCAACCATGGATTGGTAACTGGCAACAGAATTAAACTTGCTGCTAACTCCTTGACATTCACATGCACAATGGATAGCAATGGTAGTAACCATACTTATCCTCGTGCTACAGACCCTGCAAATGAGAAGTGGTTGCTTGTCAGCCGCGAGAGTGATACAACATTCTCTTGCTATGTGGGTGTTGCTGCAAACAATAACCAATATGCTCACACCTTTGTAAGTGCTTCTGCTGGTGCACTTATCAAGCAAAATGGCACTGTTACAGTTAACGTTGGTGCATCTCCTTCTAACAATCAATACGCTCACACTTTCGTGAGAGCTGTCCAAGGCGGAATCATTTCTGCTGGCGCTATCGATTGTGTCCATGACGTTGCAGATCTAATCCGTGCTGTCCTCTGGAATGCTGAGAATGGCGGTGACAACTATGTTGGTTTGGCAACTGAATTCTACTTAAGTGGTCCTGCTATTATTCACGTTACTTCACAGGTAACTGAGACGCTTTACGCTATTCAGCAAGCGAAGAATATTATGATCAACATGGCACTGGGTGCAGGTGTTGGATCTATTGTTGGTGAAGTTGCACAACCACCAGCAAATACATTTAACGGCACTTCAGATCAAAATACAGAAATTCAGAATCGTTTGACATATCTCTGGGATATTGTCGAAGATACAATGCAAGATCCTAATGGACAAAATGCTTCAACGTATCCTAATTCTGCTTCTAGTAAGAATTTCCAGTGGGAATTGCCTAACTTCTGGCCAATCAAATACACAAGCGAAATCGCTGATAGAGATCTTTCCATCACCTTTGACTCCGCTAATGGTGGTCTAGGAAACAATGGCACATGGAATCAAACTTGTCCACAAGTTGCGTCTTCCATCACTACCCTGATGGATATCATTGATAGCACCATTTCTGGTGGTTTGACAAATACCAATGCTCTTGCAGGTATTACTCGCACAACAGCATACTCCTCTAATACCAACTATCAAGAGGGCACATGTGAGAATGTCAGATCGATGATTGATAACCTCTTCGTCTTGATGACAGAATCTCTCACTGCTGACAATAGAAACTTGCGTCAGTATGCAGACCTCATAAGATTCAATGCTCCTGCAATTTACAGACGTGCATATGATGAGACTGTTGTTTCTTATCCTCAATTTGCTACACAGATCCTAACTTACAATTCAGATCCATATCTCCTTGGTAAGGAAATCGTTGATGCTATTCAGTATGACCTTATTACTAAGGGTAACGCTGGTGCATTTAAGTTGATCGGTGATTGGTTTGATGGTGATGGTGCATTCATTGCATTCCCAAATATTGTTAGATCTTTCCTCTTGGAATTCTTGTCCAAGGTCAGAGAAATGGCCAAGTCTGTTATCTACCTCTCACAGACCGAGCCTGAGTGGGCAGCATATTCAAATTACATCTATAACATTCCTATCAATACTCGCCTTGAGTGGAATCAAGAGCACGCTGAGTTTATCCTCGACTCCTCTTTGAATGTGATTCGCTATGCGATGTCAAGATCTGAATTCCCAACAGAAAACAGAGTTAACTTTGTCCCAAGCACTGACGTTGTTAATATTAGCAATAAGTATAATCTTGGTTACGATTGGAATACTGATCCTGCACTTGTCCTTCTTACACCTACAGTCCCTGTTGGTTATGACAGAGCAGAATACAGAATCAGAATCAACAAGCCTAACAACTTTAGAAGAGGTGACATTGTTACCTACATCCCTGCATCTCAGACATCACTACAAACTCTGAATAAACCAGAATATTTTGTGATCGCGTCTGATTCCTCTTCGTGGTTTGAAATTGCAGAATCTCCTATTCATGATGGTAGATTCCATAATTTCTTCATCGATATTACCAATAATGGTGCACAGCAATTTGCTTTGACACTCAGAACTGGAATTACTAGAGCAACCACCACATACGGCACAAGAGAAAACTTTACTCCTCTTGAGGGTGGATTCCTCCCCGCAGACGTGCTTTATGGATCTACCTCCCAAGCATACGCTGAAGTTGGTAGTGTGCTTCAGAATGAGGCAGAAATTATTCAGTCTTACAAGCACTATGAATTGAATAATCTCTCAACCGATCTGCAAGAATTTGCAAATGGTGAGACTCTGGTTGTCCAAGGTAACACAAGTGTTAATGGTAAGATTCTGCAAACAAGATTGCAGGATGCACAAGCAACTTCATTCGTTAAACTTATTAATCAACAAGGCACCATCAGTCAAAATGATGTGCTTCTTTCACAAGAAAGTAACTTGGAAGGCACTGTCACAGATATTAGTGATCGCTTCCTAATCAACGTTAAGAAAGGTGCATTTGCTACAGGCGACTGGTTCTTCAGTAAGACTGCTGCAACTTACGCCAAGATGAGTGAATACTCCAATAAGTCTGGCGCTATCATTGATAACACTGGCGGTAAGATCACAATGGACGTTGAGACCATTGATGGAGCATGGAATTCTGGCGATATCATTTATGGTAACCAGACATCTTACATCTTGGAAGTCAAAGGTGTTTCTGGATCTAGTCCACTAACTCTCAACTCTTATGTCCACGGCACTAACGTGTATGAGTTGAATCTTGGCACTGCAATTATTGACACTGGTATTACAGATACCTTCTCACCTGGCGATACCGTCTACATGCTGCAAGGCACCGTTATTAAGGAGCCTGGATTCAGCGCAACGGTCACCAAATATGTTAATGGATTGGATCTTGATCCAGGCGAGCCAAATTACGGTGTCCACAAACTTTGGATTGCTAATCCCATTGATGTTGGATCTGGTGAGCCAGTTAGCGCAGTTGCCAATACAATCTACTCGATTGGTAAGTATGACATTAACTCTAACTTCCCAACTATCTACGCGCCTGTAACATCACTGACAGACACAACATATACCTCTTACGGACGTGTTGTTAAGATCGATATCGCAGGTGTTACTGGCACCATCTGGATTGAGAATGCAGTTGGCGATTTCCTTGATAACATGTCTCTCGCCGCTAATGACGGATGGGGTGCTGCTGTTACCAGAGCCGCTAAACTTCAAGGTCGCGTTGATCGTTACTTCAGAGGTTTCGACGGCACACAAACAGAATTCTCACTCACCATCTCCAATGGTGAATCCTACTTCCCTGATCCTGCAGGTCATCTGCTCGTCTTTGTTAATGGTATTCTCCAACCACCTGGCGGTAACTTCGCTTATAACGCATTCTCTGATCAGATTCGCTTCACTGAAGCACCTGAGATTGGATCCGAATTCGTTGGTTACTACATCGGTAAGATGCGTCAGTTGGATGATATCTCCTTCGAGTTTGACTCATTGAGATCTTCCTTCAACCTCCGTTACTTGGGTATTTACTACTCCTTGACACTGACTGAAGGTGTTTCCTCCAACGTTATTAGACCTGAAAATAATATTATTGTTTCTCTCAACGGTGTTGTGCAGGAACCTGGCGTTTCATATGAGATCGTTGGTTCTAGAATCATCTTCTCTGAAGTGCCTCGCGCAGGCGGCACATTCGTGGCATTCTCCTACATTGGATCTGATGCTGACGTGATCGCTGCAACTGTTGTGCCTCCTATCGAGACGGGTGACTCACTCTTTATCGAAGGTGAGGAATTCAACAGAGAGGTTGCTTTGATCGAATCTTCCAACTCTCTAATCACCTTTGAATACACTGGATCTGTTAAGGGTCGTAACGCTGAGGCACTTGCCAGAATCAAGAAAGGTAAGGTTATCGAAGCACTTCTCACCAACCCTGGTGATGGTTATACCTCCAGACCTAACGTTGACATCATCTCCTCTTCTGGATTTGATGGTCGCATCAAGGCACTGAATGGTATCGCACGCATTGACGTGAAGACTCCAGGCACAGGATATGCAATGCCTAATGTGTTGGTTGAGACCACTGTCCCTGATGACTACACAGAACCTCAAGGCACACCTGTCAACGGTGGTTTTGATGTCCTCGCAGGCGAAGGTGCAGAATACTATGGTGGTGGTGCACAGATCGATCCTGGCACAATCGCTATCACATACAACCCTGTTAACGTAACTGTTAACCAAGGTCAGACAGCATCCTTCACAGTTATTGCTACTGTTAGCAATAGTCAGCAACTGAATTATCAGTGGCAGAAGAAGGACTACGGCACAACTGTTTGGAGTAATATCATTGGCGCTAACCAAGCGACATTTAGTACGATCTCCGCAGCGCAGGCAGACGATGGTGATGAATATAGAGTGGCAATCACAGCAGCAGGTGCAACACCTGTCTACTCCAACTCTGCGATCCTCACAGTCCAGACTGGTGCTACTGTCTTGAGCAACTTCAGTCCTGCACAAATCTTTGACGACGCCTAAATACAAGTAAAAAGATGACCGCTACCGCAACATACGATAGCTCTACTAGGACACTGGCAGTTACTGGTGACGGTCTGCCAGACCCCGTGAGTTACGGCACTTTCCCGAATGTTAACAACCCAAACTCTGTAACTGAGCAAGCATTTGCTCATACCTTCTATTACAGAGGTGGGACTTTTGGCATCTCTAGGACTTTTGATGATACTTCTTGGACACAAGAAGGTTTTATTAGAAGTGTCAATATTAGTGTTAATGATAACTCTTTGTTTGATAATCAAATTCAGAGTGGTGATCATCTTTTGTTTGTTTTTTCTGACGGAATAAAACAAAGATTTGTTTATCAAGGCACAACATTTACAAGCTCAGCTGGTAATTGTTGGTTAGCGACAGATCAAAGACTTGATCTGATTATGGCGAATAGTGAAAGTGGAACATCTGGTACTTGTGAATATTATGACCAAAGAAACGGTAGGGCAGCTACTCCTCTTGGTGCTATTGGCATTGCTGCTAACGGGGTCGTTTTGTTTAATCCTAGCGCTGGAAACGGTGGCAATCCTCCAGCGGGATTTAATTGGAATGCACATTATCCCACCTCTCCTGTAGATTTTGGTGATGATGAATGTGGGGGACATCCAGAGCAAACAGGACAGTATCACTATCATGATACTCATTTCCTAGATTGCTGGAAAGCCAATTCCATTATGGCAACCTACAATGACTATTATGGATCAACTCAATACAACGGAAATAACCTCAGACACCCTGATGGACACTCCAAGATGGTCGGAGTTGCATTTGATGGATTCCCAATCTATGGACCATTTGGTTACAACGACCCTTGGGATAACCTCTCTGGTACAGACTCTATGGTCTCGTCTTATAGGGTTAAATCAGAAGAAGCAATAGGTAGACCTGAGTATGGTCAGACCCAAGCAAACCCCCCTGCAGGGTCTCTCATGCAGGACTGGGAGTATGTTGAGGGTATAGGTGACCTAGACTACCATAATGGTAGATTTTGCCTTACACCAGAATTCCCAAATGGCACTTATGCCTATTTTTTAAGTCTTGATGAGAATGATGCTACTGAGGCAGCATTCCCATATTTGATTGGCACTACTACTAGAGAAGGTGTTAATCAACCTGTTAATAATGGTGCCGCAACTCCACCTAGTCAAGGTGGCGGTGGTGAGCAGCAAGGTCCTCCACCAACATTGCAGATTGGTGCTCAACCTCAGAATGTTACAACTGCGAGTGGTCTTGTTGCAACATTCACACTTACAGCACAAGTGCTACCAGAAAATGGACCTATTGCCTATCAGTGGCAGAGATCTACAGACGGTGGTTTCTCGTTTGCAACTATTACAGGTGCAACGTCAAATACTTACGCTGTAACTGCTCAAGGTTACATGACAGGATATCGTTATCGTTGTGAATTGCGTGGACCTCTCGGTGCACCTCAAGCAGCACAAAACTCACCATTGCTGTCTAGTGTTGCAACATTGACAGTAACTGGTAATGAGGGTGGCGGTAGTGGTGCCGACTTCTCCTTCACTAATGCTACATTCGATAGCACAGGTATTACCTTTGATGGCACCTAAATAAAACTGTAGAAATCCAAGCACGATGGCAAAGGAAAATCTAAATATCGGTTCTGCCGCCAACGATGGCACTGGCGATACTCTGCGAGATGGCGCTATTAAACTTAATAACGTCATTAATGAGGTCTACAATGCACTTGGCGATGGCACAAATGTGCAAATCGACATCGGTACTCCAGCAGCGGGTCAAGTTTTGCGCTGGAATGGTAGCACTGCATTTGTTGGCAGTCACTACGACGCATTGAGTAGTAACCTCGATGTAGCAGGAAACCAAATTACTTCGTCATCTGACGGCAATGTTGTTGTTAAACCACATGGCACTGGCGATATTCACCTTTGGGCTGGATCTTCTGGAAGTCCTTTAACATATATTGATGGCGCTGATGGAAAGCTGAAATATTCTGCAGTGTATTCAAACCTAGCAGATCTACCTGATGCTACGACACACCACGGTATGTTTGCTCATGTCCATAACACAGCACATGGATATTTTGCACATTCTCCATCTGGAGAAACTGTTAACGTTGCAGTTACAGTTGGTGTAGATACTGTAGGTGGACAAGCAACTGGTGTTTTCTATCTCGATGGCACAGAAAAACCATCTAACTTCCCATTGGTAAGAGGAAATACATACGTCTTCGATCAGTCTGACGCCTCAAACGAAAATTATAATAGTATGACTCACCCCTTGATGTTTAGCACAGGGGCTGATGGCGACCATAATGGTAATGGTCATTACATGTCTGGTGTGCAATACAAGTTGGATGGATCCAACGTCACCATGGCAGGGTATACTACTGGATTTGCTGCAGCTACAACTAGGACAGTTGAATGGACTATTCCTTCTGATGCTCCTGCTACTCTTTATTACTGGTGTCATCACCATACAGGACAAGGTAGCAGTTTTGCCGTTAGTGATCCTGTTAGATGGAGACAACTTCTCGATGTCTACTCATCTATCGGTGAGTTGAAAGATGTTGACATGGCTGCCAATGGTGGTCCTAGTGATGGTCAAGTCCTTAAGTGGGTTGCATCTGCTAATGCTTTCCAAGCAGCAAATGATGATTCAACAACTGGTGGCGGTGGCGGCACAACACAGAATCTTTTTGAAACTGTTAATGCTGACACAGGCACTACAACTGCTTCTGCTGCAAATGACACCCTCATCATTGCTGGTGGGTCAAGTATCTCTACTTCAATTAGTGGTGACACTGTAACTATTGCTTACACTGGAGCAGCTGGCGCACCTGATCAAAATATATTTGAAACTTTTAATGCAGATTCTGGCACCAGAACTGCAGCCGCTACGGATGATTCTTTTACATTCACTGGCGGCACAGGTATTACGACATCGATCAGTGGCGCTGCTATAACAATCACTAACGATGCACCTAACATACCTCAGTTTATTATTCAAAGTGTTAGTGGTGACACTGGTTCTTTCACTTCTTCCGATGTTGAAGGGGGAATCTCGATTGTTGGTGGCACCAACGTCAGCACTGTAATGAGTGGCTCAACTCTTACTATTAACAATACTGCTGCTGCACTTCCCACAGCAACTGATGGTCAAAGTTTGATTTACAATGGAAGTGGATATGAAGGAGTTGCAACTCCTACAATCTCTTTCCAAATCACTGCTAATGGATCTACTGCATATAGATTTGCAGGTGGTGGCGTTGATCCAAACACAGACGATCCTACAATCTACGTTTATCGTGGTTTTACATATCGTTTTGATAATACAGTTGGTGGTCCTCACCCATTTGCTCTGAGAATAACAAGTGGTGGATCTGCTGTTACTGAAGGCGTGAGTGGATCTCAGAATGGTGTCCAATATTGGACAGTGCCTATGGATCTTGCTCCTGGCACGACATATGTGTATCAATGCACTCAACATCCATTGATGGTCGGTAATCTTACAGTTGTCTAATAATGCCAAGAGTAGTTCCTGGTTCTGGTGCATCGATCGAGCCCATATTCAATAGCATATATGGGGTCAGAGATGTCTATGTCACAAACGGTGGATCTGGGTATGACCCCAACGATCCTCCTAGACTTCGTATTACTAATTGTGGCACACCTATCCGTGAGGCTGTCCTTAGAGCAGTTATCGAAGGTGATCTAGGTGAGATTACTGCTGTTGAAGTTTTAGATCCTGGTGAGGGTTACGATCCCCTCAGAATGGTGATTGATAGTGAAGATGATGGTTATGGTGCTGATGCAAAAGTATTCCTGAATGCTTCAGGTGGTATTGACTACATTCAGGTTACAAAAAATGGTGATCAATATTTTGATACTACTACTGCTGAAATTAGAGGTGGTGGTGGATCTGGATCAGAATTGGTCCCTATTACAGGTTTGTTAACTGGTCTTTCTATTGAGCAGTTTGGACAAAATTATACTAATGATGATATCAACCTTGTTATCAGTGGTGGCGGTGGACAAAATGCTACTGGTGTTGCAAATGTAAATGAGTTTGGTGAAGTTGATCAGATTCTTATTACGAATCAAGGTGAGTTTTTTGAGTCACCTCCTCTCATTCAAATTATTGGTGGTGGCGGTAATGGTGCTACTGCTGAAGCAAATATTAATCTAGGTGTTATTGATCAGATTAGTCTGCTACAAAAAGGTGGTGGATATGTTAATGATCCTCAGGTTATTTTTACAAGAGATACTAACCTAATCAGGACTGCAAGAAATAGACAGTCTTTGAATAGTGTGATGTATAACTTGACTGGTCTTCTAAAAGATGTTACTCCTTCTGAGCAGACCGTATATGTGCAGTCAACAGCTCCATATCCAGGATCTGGAAAACTTTTGATTGGTAGAGAAGTTGTTAGATATACTGGTAAAACTGCAAACTCTTTTACTGGTATTGATAGAGCAACAAATTTCCGTTTTGATCAGAAGGTTATTCTAGATAATCTACAGGATGATCCTGTTACAGGTAAGACTGCATATGAATTTAGAGTTACTGACCGCGTAAAAAGAGTCGTCGAAAACTCTAACAACAGAATTGCTATCGTTTATGACTGGGTGCCTGAAGAGCGTGCCCTATATCTTGTGTTTGAGATTGATGAGCTGGCATTTATTGATGCTGGTAGATCTAATGAAAAGTCTCAAGCAATTAGATTTGTTTGCGGTAGTGCATCTTCATCTGGCACAGGTGTTGAGCCACATGTTTTGATTGAAGCAGAGGGTCAAAATATTGTTGCATTTACAAATCCACTTAGCTTGATTCTTAATAGAAAGTTTGAGGATGATGATGAGGAATACACTGATGAGTTTGGAAACCCAGCCTTTGGTGATGGAATTCCTGATTTGGTGAATGCAAATACAGATTATGCTAACGATACTTCTTTGGACGGTGGTATTGCCTCGTCTAAATATGGTATTGAGGAGACACTTGGTGGACAGAATACTACTCTGCTCCAAACAGGTGATCAAATCTATGATGGTAATGCACAACCTTTGGTTGCTGCCATCAGTGATGCTGGACAACTTGGAGATGGTGACGCTCATGTTTCTACAGCAAGTGTCATTGTCGAATTCTCTGGAGCATCAAGATACTCTGCATCAGAATCGCTGAGTGGAGCAACTACAGGTGTTACAGCAACATTTGTTTCTGTTGCGGAAAACACACCTAAAGCAAATCAGCAAACTGTGCAAATAAAATCAATCGTCAATAATGGTGCAACTTACCTATTCCAAGTGGGTGAAACACTTAATGGCGTAACAAGTGGCGTCACTGCCACTATCAAAGCTATTGAATATAACAGCTTCGTAAGAAACGAGGACGATTAAGTCCCATAAATAAAAAGAAGGTATCGGTAGAAAATGGCACTACTTACTGACCAATTTAGAATTTTCACGGCACAGAGATTCAAAAAATCTCTGGAAGGTCCTGACCCAACTCAGTCGGACCTAGATGCTGGTGCAAATCGTGATCGACTGTATGTTTTCATTGGTCGTCCCCAACCGTGGGATAACGAAAACGCAGCACCTGATCCTGTGGATTCTTTCCAAGAATTCTCGGATGACTATTCTGACATGATCTCTCTTAAGAGAGTCCTTGCTAACGATACCATTCAAGTGGTCCGTCGTATTGACTGGATTCCCCCAGAGCAAACCACTGGTGGTCTGGGTTATGTTTATGACATGTATCGCCATGATTACTCCGCCACAAAGACGGCATCGTCGGGTGCGACGAAGCTTTATGATGCAGACTTTTATGTCGTTAACTCGTCCTATCAGGTCTATAAGTGCATCTACAACGGCACCAGTCCTAGTGATCCTAACGGTAAACCTTCTACTGTTGAGCCTACTGGTACTTCCACATCCATTATTACAACTGCCGATGGTTATCGTTGGAAGTATTTGTATACGATCCCTGTTGGTCAGGTTTTGAAATTCTTCTCGAATGAATATATGCCTGTGTTGACAGATACCGCTGTTATCTCAGACGCTATCGGTGGTGAAATCGACACAGTTGTTATCGCAGCATCAGGAAACGGTTATAACAATGGCACATATGAAAATGTCCCCATTAAAGGTGATGGCACTGGCGGGCGTGTTTCGCTTGTTGTTGATGGTGGGCGCATTGTGTCTGCCACTGTTACGTCAGGTGGATCGGGATACACCTTCGGTAAAGTCATCATCGATGAAGTCAACGGTATCGGTGCAGGTGCAGGATCAGGCGGTAGCGTCGAAGTAGTTATCCCTCCTGTTACTGGTCACGGTGCAGATCCCAAAGTTGAATTGGGTGGATATCGTATCATGATCAACACCAAATTCACCTACGCTGAAGGTAGTGGTGACTTCCCAACTGATAACGATTACCGTCGTATTGGACTCGTTATCAACCCATACAAGAATGGCACACAAGAGTTGACATCGGATCTAACTCTTTCTGCTACAAAAGCTGTTATCTTCTCTCCTACATTTACGGGCAACTTCCAAACTGATGAGATTATCACACAATCTCGTACCATTGGTGGTCAGCAAGTTACTGCTCGTGGACGTGTTATTTCTTGGAATAACACAACGAAGGTCCTTAAGTATTACCAAAACAGAATTGACGGGGTATTCCCTGAAATTACAGGTAACCTGATTGACTTTGAAGGTGGTAACCCTGTGGTTGGTAGCACCTCTGGTGCATCCGCCGACCCCGATATCAACTTCCCAATTATTTCTGGTGAGTCTACCAGAATTATTAACAACACTGAATATGACCTTGGTATGTCATTTACCAATGGATATGCGAGACCTGAGATCGAACCAGATTCGGGTAGCGTAATCTACATAGATAATAGAGGCGCGATCACTCGTGCTGGTGACCAAATCGAGGATATCAAAATCGTAATCGAGTTCTAAGATGCCCCAGAATACTAATCTAAATATTGCTCCTTATTTTGACGACTTCGATAAGGACAAAAACTTTTATAGAGTCCTCTTTCGACCAGGATATCCCATCCAGGCGAGAGAGCTTACAACGATGCAATCGATTCTGCAGAATCAGGTTGAAAGCATCGGCACGCACTTCTTCAAAGAAGGTGCGATGGTCATTCCTGGTCAAATTGGATATGACCTTAATGTGCAGGCAGTTATTCTGCAGCAATCTTTCCTTGGTGTAGACGTAGAGACATATAGGACACAACTTAACGGTCAGATTATTGAGGGCATCACAACTGGCGTTAAGGCAAAGGTCCTTTATTCTATTCCTTCTACAGAATCAGAGCGTGGTTATATTACACTGTATGTAAAATATATTGACTCTGGTGACACAACTTCTAGTGAATCTCTTAAAGGATTCCAACCCAACGAGCAGTTGCTTGCCGAGAATGAAATTACTTTTGGCACAACTCTGATTGAAATTGGGTCTCCATTTGCACAGTTGCTTCCTGTTGATGCAACTGCTGTAGCATCTTCTGCTTATATCAATGAGGGTGTTTATTTTATTAGAGGTCATTTTGTTGATGTACCTTCCTCTTATTTGATTCTTGAGCAGTATTCAAACAACCCTTCCTATAGAGTTGGTCTTGAAGTTTCAGAATCCATTATTACTCCTGAAGATGATCCTTCTCTTAATGATAATGCCGCTGGCACTTCTAATTATTCTGCGCCAGGCGGACATCGTTTCAGAATTCGTACCTCTCTCGTCAAGAAAGCAATTAACGATGAGACAGATAAGAATTTTATCGAGCTACTCAGAATTAATAACTCCAAACTAGAGCAGTTTGTTAATAATACTGAATACTCTGAGCTGGAGAGATCTCTGGCACGCCGCACATATGAAGAAAGTGGCGACTATGTTATTGATACCTTTGACATCAAGATGCGTGAGCACCTTGACGATGGTTTCAACAATGGTGTTTATAGAGCAGGTGAGCAATCCAGAGAAGGCAATGCTGCCTCTGAGGATATGCTTGCCATTGAGGTTTCACCAGGTAGAGCATATGTTAAAGGTTACAGGACTGAATTCCTTGTGCCTCAGTATGTTGATGCTCCTAAACCTAGAGATTTCAACTCCGAAGAAAACGCTATTGTATCTTTTAACCTAGGTCAGTTTGTTAAGGTCTACGATGTATATGGATGGCCTGATCTAACTGGTGAAGGTGTTACTGATGCATATCAAGTCCTTGAGATGAGAGACGACTGGGCTCTCAATCCAGGCTCCAGTGTAAGTGGTAGACAGATTGGTCGTTGTCGCACCATTCAGATCCAAGAAGATCAGACTGGCATCTATGACCTTTATATGTTTGATATTCAAATGTATACTGCCATTAACTTGGCAGCTGGTAACCAATCTGTGCAGGTTGGTGATGTGATTGTCGGCAGGACTTCTAATGCTAGAGGTTTTGTTGCTGATGCTGGATCTGGTAACTACTTCTCCCTTGAGCAAGTTTCTGGTAAATTTGTTAATGGTGAGGTGATGGAGAGAGATGGTCGTGTTATCGGCACACTGGAAGCAGCATGGACATTTGAGCCTACTGATACAAGATCTTGTGTTGGTAGAAACAGCAGCAACCAAGTTATCTTTGGTTGTAACTGGTTGTTGAATGATCAAAGAGAAATCGAAGCAACTACTGTTACTCTTGATCAGGCTGCATTTACTTTGACTGGTTTTAGGACTAAGTTTGAAAACGATCTTAGACCAGGTGAAGTTGTAACTGTATCTGGCACAAGTGCAGAAGGTGAGACATCTTTCCGTATTGAGAGAGTTGACCCACAATATATTAAGACACAATCTGGTAACTCCCACACAGGTGCTGCCTATAATGTGTTTGATTATGCTACTCAAGTAGCAAGAGTTGATCCTACTCTGAATAAAGGATCTATTTCCAATGGAGAATACTCTGTATTGGCACGTCTTCGTCCATACATTTTCCAAAAAGATTATCAGAATGGTGAGCTGACGATTGATACTCCTAAGACTTCAATGAAGTCTATCAGTGATGAATCATTCTTTGTCTATCGCACATTCACAAACAAAACTGTTGTGTCTGGTGGTGTTACTGTTACTCTGCCTGAATCTGAGCAGTTTGCATCTCTTGACGGTGAAAACTATGTCTTGACTATTCTGTCCCAATCTGGATCTGCATATTCAGTTGGACAAAACCTTGACATCGATGCATTGAATGATGCAGGCACATTGACAGTTACCTTCGGTGCATCTAGACAGTCCATCACGATTGACGGTTTGGCAAATGTCCAGACTGTTAAATTGACTGCGCTGGTTTCTAAGAATATCGTTTCTAAGAAAATTAAGACTGCTGCAAAGATGCGTGCCATGAAAGTGGTCCGCACACAAAATAATAATGACCAGCAAAAATTCGGTCTTGCTTACGGTAACTTGTATGGCACCCGTATTGAAGATAGAGAAATTTCTTTTGCTCTAAATGACGTTTATAAGATTCATGCAATCTATGAATCTGAAGACGACCAAGATGCAGAAGCACCTTTCCTGACACTGCAAGAAGCAACCTTCTTTGATTCTGGTAGTGTTGTTATTGGTAGGACATCTGGTGCTCGTGGTCGTGTTATTCAGTTTATTAACGCAACTCTAAAACTACACATCGTCGCATTGAATGAAATTCCATTCTTGCCTGGCGAAACTATTGATGGTGTAGATGATGATAGTCAACCTCTCTCAGCAATCATTGATGATGCTGAAGGATCTATCGGTAGAGGTAGTAAAGTTATCACAACTCAGTATGAGTTGGATCCTGGTCAAAAAGCACATTTCTATGATGTTTGTAAGATCACTAGAATTCCAGGATTTACAGCACCTACAAGAAAACTACTTGTTATCTTTGACTACTTCATTCATGAATCTTCAGGTGACTATTTTGCTGCACAATCTTATACAGGTATTCCTTTCAAAGAGATTCCAAATTACAAACTTGATGGATCTATTAACTTCCTGAGAGACCAGTTGGACTTCCGTCCTGCTGTTGGTGAATTGGCATCTGGTAACGGCACTATTGGTGCACCATACTTTGTTAACTGTGCATCTCTTGACTTTGCTGCACGCACATTTAACACTTCTGGTGGCACGGGCGGCGCAACAATCTTCGACATCATGAAGGTTGATACGGAATTTAGAATGGATTATTCCTACTATCTTCCTAGAATCGACAAACTGTTTATTACCCATGACAACAAACTGCAAGTTGTAAAGGGTGTCTCTGGTGAGGATCTTCTCCCACCTGAGGGCATTGAAAATGCTATGTTGTTGGCAGTGCTTGAGCACAAACCATACAACTACGATGTGGAGCGAGATACTCTGATCTTCCCTGAGATCATTCGTCGCTACACTATGAAAGATATTGGTGATCTTGAGACTCGTCTTACTCATGTTGAGTATTATACATCTCTGTCACTGTTGGAAGTCCAAGCAGATAACGCTAAGTCATATGACGACAATGGTTTCGACCGTCTGAAGAATGGTTATGTGGTTGATGACTTTACCGACCACACTATTGGCGACGTGCTTAACGTTGACTATAAGTGCTCCATGGACTTCAAAGAAGGTCTGTTGAGACCTGCTCACTATACTACTAATGTCCCTCTTGAGTTTAATGCTTCAGCATCTAACAATGTTGTAAGGACTGAAAGTAATATGATCTTCCTGCCTTGGCAGGATGTTGAGATTGTTAAGCAACCTTATGCATCTAGGACTGAGAATGTTAACCCATTTAACGTGTTTACATTCATTGGTCGTGTTGACCTAACTCCAGCATCTGACGATTGGATTGATATTGAGCGTCTTCCTGCTCGTGTTGAAAACGTCGAGGGTGATTTCTCTGCTGTTGCTAGAGACCTTCAGATTGACCAGAATGGTTTTGCTCCTATCC